CGAAGACAAATTAATCTTAATTACAGAAAATGGTATAACTATTCAAGCAAAGAAAGCTGATTTTACTAATTATGACCATTATAAGAAATCCGTTGAAAATAATCGCTGTAGACCCCGGTTTAAGTAAGACTGGCATAGTTATCCTATTAGGGCAGAAACTCCTCTATAAGGAGCTTATAACGCTAAATAAGGATGAATGGGGACGACTTAGACAAATACATGAAAGAATACGGAAGATTACCGAGCAATTTCAACCAGATTACCTGGCTATTGAAAATCAGTACTTAGGTTTTAATGCGGGAGTGGCCATTAAACTTTCAGCATTACGAGGTATAATAATGGGAGCATATTGGGGTTATAATATAAAAGGTGAAATAGTTTTAGTCAGCCCACTGGAAGCTAAATCTGCTATGGGGGTAAACACTAAATTGAAAAGAGACGAAAGCAAGTTAGCAGTAAGAAAAATGGTAGAATTGATGTATCCGGAATTAAAGGGTGAAGAAGAAGATATTATTGACGCTATAAGTATTGCTTTAGGGGGTTTTAATAAAATATTTTTAGAATAAATTAATGCTTCGCCGTTAATTTTAAAAAGGTATGAACAATTTATTTATTACACATCACGCCAAGAAGCGTTTGTTTGAAAGATTTCCTTACATGATAACGGAAAAGAATTATAGGAATCATGTAGAAATGGCCTATAATAGCCGAGAACAATTATCCCCAGCCAGACTAAATAAATATTTAGATGAAAGAAATTGGGGTAAGAGGATATTTTTTAAACAATATAGAAAAAAGGTCTTTGTTTTTGCAGAGCAGGGTTCAATAGCACAAACTAAAATAATTTTAGTTACTGTTTATAATTAGTATTTTCTTTTATCCACAATAAAAACTTGACAAAGTCTAAAAAGTATCTTATAATACAATTATAATAACTTATATTAATTCTATGAGGAAAGGGGTAGTAATAATATTATTTTTTTTATTTCTTTTATTGGGCGCTTGGGACATTTATAGGCATAAATTAAAAGAAAATGAACATTTTAATATTAAGCAGGAAGAAGTCAAAATTACTATTGAAGATTTTAAGCTAGAAAAGCCTAAAGATTTGGTGGATATTATTTTAGAATCCGCGGATAAGTATAGTATCAGTAGGGTGTTACTTCATAGAATAGCAATTTGTGAAAGCCAAATGAATCCAAATGCTATTGGTAGGATAAATGAAGCAGATAGAGGACTTTTTCAGTTAAATAGTTATTATACAAAAGTTTCCAATGAATGTGCTTTTGACCCAAAGTGTAGTTCTGAGTGGACAGCTAAAGCAATTTCAGAAGGAGAACTTTGGAGATGGAATTCTTCAAAGAGTTGCTGGAACAATTTTTAATTTATTATATGAATAAGACAAGGTTAAAACAATTAAGGAAGAGATTCTATTCAGAGTTTTTTAGAAATCCCACAAAGAGTGAATTTAGGGTTTATAAAAAGAATTTTATAATTCAAAAATCACATGGGATTTTACATAAGGATATAGACTAATTATTAATTTTAAAAATATGAAAACACTAAAAGAATTTTATGACAATTACCTGGACAAAGAGGGGTATTTAAATATCTCGGTAGTTAACTTTGAGGCTGAACTGACTGAATTATTAAACAGCCTTGTGCCTGAGGAAGAAGAATTACCAGTAAGCGATTGCTCTTGTAAAAATTTTGACAGGTGTTATAAATGTTCGGGTCTACAAAAAGAGAGGAATGAAATAGCTATAAAAAATAAATGGAAGCGTGAAATTAAGTCTAAAATCAGTAGTCTAATTAATAATTAAATATTATGGGAGAAACAACAACACTAAGTATTATTAGTCAAGAGCAAATTCACGAATTTAGGAAAACAATTTCTGCGGCGATTAGAACGGCAAGGGGATTTAGTAATGGTTATTTTAAAGAAGTTGGAAGCACTCGCGGAAAAAGAGAAATTGCTCTTGTTATCACTAAACTTCAAGAAGCAAAAATGTGGTGCGGTAAAGTCTTAGAAGAAATCGGAGAACAATTACCAGAAGAATTTAGAGATGATGTTTAAAATAGTTTACTGACAGACTCCCTTCGGGGAGTAGTGAGTAAATTATTGTATTTATTCTGAGTGGGCAGGGAATCCCTGCGGATGACTAACGGCATCCGCTATGATGACCGTTATACAATTCATAGCCCACGTAGTATGAATATAATTAGTGAGTAAATTATTAACTTGAATATATGAAATTTGATGAATGGTTTATAAGAGGATGGGGCTTAAATAAAACCATTAAAAAGATTGAAAAATTGAAGCAGTTAGTTAAAAACAAAGCAGAGCATAACAAAGAACAACGGATTATTTATTCTATGAGAATGGAACTTTATCAGATAATTAAGCACCAAAAACTTTTAATGAGACAAGTATTTGAGATTGAGAAGTTGTTTAATAAAAAATAATTCTTAACTCTCTCATTGGCAGGATGTGGCGGAATAAGACGCTACAAGTAGATTGGCTAAAAACAAAAATTGGCTTTAAGCTCTTGAGGCTCCAACAGGTTGTAAAATTTTACACCGCCCCATATAGGGTGTTGCCATTTAATCGTATAGACTGAAATTGTCTATCTTCCTGCCAAGTAGAGAGCTAATAATTAAATATGTTTTATGGATAAGAGAATTTTAAAATTTAGGGCGTGGAGTAAAAAACTTAAAAGAATGTGGAGCTGGGAAGAGTTAAGAAATTTACCACTATCAGACCTTGAGAGAGATGATTTAGATTGGCTTCAATACAGTGATTACGAAGATAAAGAAGGCAAAGAAATTTACGAAGGGGATTTGTTAAAATATCCAAATACTAAAATGGTGTTTGAGGTCATATGGAGAAGAGGAACCTTTTGTTATCAAGTGTCAGATGGAGTGTTTCAGATTTTTGACCAAACTCAATGCGAAGTTATCGGCAATATTTACGAAAACCCAGACTTACTCACTAAATAAAAAATATGGACTCAACTAAGATGTCAGACAAAAAATTGTTAGCAATACATGAAGCATTGTATGGATATTTACTGCTAATAATAAAGAAGAGAGATATTGATAAATTAAATGACTTGCTTGAAGTAGAACGTGAATTAACATTAAGAGAAAATTTATAAATAAAAAATATGACCGAGAAAGAAGTAGAATGTAGTCATAATTGGTTTGACGATAATTTTAAAGGTTTTACTTATTGTGATAAATGTGGAATAAGTTATAACGACTATATCCACGAAAAAGAAAGGCAAGAATTACTTAACCAAAAATAATATGACAAGTTTTTGTGATGTTGAAAGTGCTTTATATAATGACTTCGGTATTATTAGATGTCAATATTGTAGCGGACAAGTATCACTTAAGAGAGAACTGGAATATAAAGATACGAGTTTAATTATTAATATAAACAAAGTATGCCAGAAGAAGAATTAAATCCAGAGGAAGAAACTGCGTCTCCAGAAAGTGTTGAGGAACAAGAAGCGTTACCGGAAGACGAGGAAGGTTCTGATAGTGGTCTCGAAGACACAGAAGAAGAGGAAGAAGAAGATTTGGACGAAGAATAGAAATTAATGGGCGGGCTGGAAGGTTTTTATTTCTTTGAGCCTCATAAACGCCCGTGGAGTAACCAGTCTAAACTCCACAGTAACAACAATTATTTATATATTAATTTATTAAGGAAACAACCTATGAGTTATTTTCTTGACGATAATGGCAATTTAAAGCCTAAATTAGTCATTTACGCTATTATTGGGTTATTTATTACACTAATAGTCATAGCAAATTTGCCCTTTAAGGTCGTAGGGGCAACAGAGAGAGGTTTAGTATTTAATATGGGAGCTATTCAGGATAAGGTTTTAAGTCAGGGTTTTAATTTCCGAATACCTTTTTACCAGCAAATTAAGGTTATTACTATTCAGCCTATTCAGTTAGACCATAAAGTTGAGGTAGGACGAGACGCGGCTATCACTAAAGATAATCAATCAATCGGTGCAGATTTAACTATTTTTTATAAATATAATCAAAATGATTTAGTTAGAATGTATAAAGATTATGGTGTTGATAATTTAAAAAGTATTATTTTATCCACATTAAGAGAGAGTTTTAAAGGTACTATTGGCGAATATGATATCTTTACTTTGCCTACTATTCAGGATGAAATCCGTGGTAAAGTTTTAGTAAAGATTAGGGAAAAGATGTCTTCTTATCCTATTGAAATTACGGAATTAAAAATAGTCAATTATGATTGGTCAGATGAATTTGATAAGCAAATTCAACAGACAATGGAACGGGCACAGCAGGTAAAACAAAAAGAGCAAGAGCTTTTAATTGCAGAGCAGGAAGCACAGAAGAAAGTTAAACAGGCAACTGCGGATAAGGAAGCGATGATTACAATAGCTGAAGGACAAAAAGAAGCCGCAGCTTTAAATGCAGATGCTAAAGCATTAGAGGGTGAGGGTATTAAGAAATATAATGTTTCTGTTCAAGCTAATATGGAACTTGAGATAAGGTTAAGGCAGTTAGAAATTGAGAAGGCAAGAGTTGATAAATGGGACGGCCATTATGTTTCTACTAATAATTATTCGCCTATTCCTATTAGTAATAGTGCTTTATTAGGTCAATAATAAATATTTTATATGTCTAACTTTAATATTGGAGATGTCGTTAAATTTACTTCTTCTCAACATAAAGATGGTGGTTACTTTAAAAATGATATAAAAGCCACTATTCAGAATAGGGAAATGGGTATTGATGGGTCAATTTTTTATAGAGTTTCCATAGATAATTTTTGTGGAGCTAAGGATGTGTGGGAAGAAAATTTAGAGTTAATAATTAATAAAAATACTATGTCAAATATTGTAGAATTTTTCAAAAATATTTCGGCGTCAAAAGAAGACAAACTTTTAAAAGAGATGGGGATTGAAGACCCAATCAATGTTCCAACAGAAGAGGGATTAAAACTTTCAGGAATGATTGACTACAAAAAGAACCGGGATGATATTATCAAGATTTGCCAGCAGAAAAAAGCAGAAGAAGAGGTTAAAAAAGAATAAGTTTATTGTTTTACCACCTAATTAGTTTTGGGTGGTATCTATAATAAAATTATGCAAAAAGAAATATTACATGGGAAAATAAATTTATATTCACAAAAGAAGCATTATGAATTAGTGTTTTCTTTTCCTAGAAAAAATAAAAAGCATATCGTAAAATGTCTTTCGGAAAATGTATATTCAGCAATGACAATAGCCGTAGAATTACTTATAAAGAAACATCCAGAGTGGTCTAATAAAAGGATGTGCGTATTTGTTCAGAGCGTAACTCCTCTAAACTTTATAAGGAATAATGAAGATAAACAAGGTTTAAATATAAAGAATGTTTATTATGAAGACTAATAATTTAGAACATTATTTTATTAATCCAGGTATTTATAAAGAAGCTCTTGTAGGGCAGGTTGCTTGTGTTAAATGTGGCTTGAATTTCAGATATTTAAACATAGAACCTTTCTGTAAAGAAAAAGGTTCTTATAAAAATTTACTAACAGGGACTTTTATTAGGAATAATTATCGAAAATCGTTACTATTACTAGAAAACGTTATTACATATAAGAAATAACTATGGATAAAATAGAACTTAGACCCTATCAAAAAGATAGCCTTAATGCCGTTGTTAAAAAAGTTCAAGAGGGTAAAAATAAGTTAGTTATTGTTATGGCAACAGGTTTAGGAAAAACTTGCGTATTTTCTACTTTAGCTACTACTATTTCAACTAAATTAGGGGGTAAAACTCTTATTATTGCTCATAGAGAGGAACTTCTTGACCAAGCTAAAGATAAAATTTTAAGAATTGCCCCAGAATTAAAAGTAGAAATAGAACAGGGTGAGAGAAGTGTTTTGGAAAGAAATTATGATGTTATTATTGCTTCTGTTCAGACTTTAGGTAGAAGTGGTACAAAAAGAATAAAAAAATTTAATCCGAATGAATTCTCTTTTATTTGTATAGACGAATGTCATCACTGTGCCAGTGAGAGTTATAAACGTATTCTAGAATATTTTGGTGTTTTAAAGGGAAAGGAATTCGGCAAAGGCAAAATATTATTAGGCGTTACGGCAACACCTTCTAGAGCCGACCATATAGGGTTAGACACCATTTTTGATGAGATAGCATATAGTTATTGTTTGAAAGACGGAATTAAGGATGGTTATCTAGCAAATATAAAAGCTTTTACGGTATTTACTAAGGAAGACCTTTCAGGAGTTGGTACTAGAATGGGTGACTTTATTGAGAGCGAATTAGCAGACGCGGTTGATACAGAAGAACGAAATAGATTAGTAGTTGAAACATATTTAGAAAAAGTACCTAATACAAAAGCATTAGTATTTGCCTCGAGCGTAGAACACGTTTTGAATTTAACAGAGATGTTTCAGAAAGCAGGTATTAAAGCTGAATATGTAGTAGGTGAGACGTCAACAGAAAAAAGAAAGAAAATCTTAGAAGATTTTAAACAAGGGAAAATAAAAGTTTTAGTTAATGTGGGCTGTTTTACGGAAGGTTACGATGAACCTACTATTGAAACAATAATGATGGCAAGACCAACTAAAAGTTCTGTTTTGTATCAGCAAATGGTTGGGCGTGGTAGTCGTAGAACAGAAACAAAAGAATATTTTAATTTAGTGGATTTTGTGGACAATACAGGAAAGAACAAAATAGTCACTCTGCCAACCTTATTCGGAGTACCAAAGACTTTAAAAGGCAACGGCAAGATGATAACAGAACTTTATGAGAAGGCTGAAAAAATATTAGAACAGCGACCTAATTATGATGTAGAAAATATTGAAAACTGGGATGATGAGAGTATTGATAAAATTATTAAAGAAGTAGATATTTTTGCTCAAGCAGAATTAGCTATGGAAATAAAGGAATATTCTAAAAATAGCTGGGAGAAATTATATAATGGCTATAAATTATCTATACCAGAAAAAGATGGTAAAAAGTATATTATTAAGATTGCTCAAAATCTTTTGAATCAATGGGAATTAAGTGTAAATACTTTAGGCAAAGATATTCCAACTTATCGAAATGGGTTTTCGAAATGGTTTTTAATGGATGAAAAGGTTTTATATTCTACACCAAATTTAGAGGAGGCTTTTCAGAAAGGAGACCAGTATTTAGGAATATCTTTTTCTGAATATAAGACAATGTTTAATTCTAATGCGGAGTGGCGTAATCAGCCTCCGACAGATAGTCAATTAAGTTTATTAAGACGATTTGGAGTATTTCCCCCTAAGACAATTTCTAAAGGGCAATGCTCTGTATTAATTTCAAAAATATTGGCGGAAAGAAGGGGTAAATATTAAGGCACTTATAACGCATTATAAGTTGTTCTTTTATCCACAGCAAAAAGTTGACAAAGTTTAAAAAGTAATATATACTTAAATTATAAATAGTTCATTGACAATTGAAAAGGGAAGAAAAATATAATATGAAAATACCAAATTGGGTAAATTTGCTTTTAGAGCAGGTTGCCAAAGAGTATCCTAGAATGATATTACCAAATATAATTTGGCGTCATTACCATAATAAATACATTCCGTCTAAAGTTGTAGGTCAATATAGTAGGGTAAAAAATTTATCGGAGCAGTCCTCTGGACATTGTAATTATTCAAAAGGAATTACAATTACGGCAGGTAGGTTGAGAAAAGACCAGAAATTAGTTTTGCTCCACGAGTTAGCCCATTGGATATTACCAGCGGGTGAAAATCATAGTAAGGATTTTTGGGACTTAGCTTTTGAGATATATCGTAAGTTTAAAGTTCCAATGTACTACGCCTTAAATAGAGAGAAAGATTATCGAAAGGAAGCTGTAATGGCTTATAGGCGTAATAGAAAAACTATTCCGCACTAATTCATTAATCCCTTTTCAATCGCCAATTAATTATTAAATAAATCTTATGAACATTCCATCAACTAAAGATTTAATGCAGACCGAAGAAAAATTACAAACCCCAGAAATCAGAGTTTGGGTTCACCCAGGTTCTGGGGATGACTATTTCAACGTTTTTAAATCTTTTAAAGATGCGGAGGCGTTTATCAAAAAGAATAAGCACACCGAGTTCGTTCCCTTAATAGCTTTCCGGGGTTACGAATTTAATTTATATGATGAAAGTGTTAAATAATTAAAATAAAATTTTATGTCAACAGACCAATCAACGGAGACCTTAACGGAGGCGTTAAAAGTCGTTAGAGAGATTAAGGAAATTGAAGAAGGACGACTTGCCCAGTTAAAAGGCTTATTAGATAATTACAAGGAAAAAATTAAAAGGGATTTGGTTCAGTCCGGAAACAAAAAGTCCAGTTGCCTTTTAGGGGAAGTAAAAATAGTTGAGAAAACTACACCAAGTAAATTAAATGAATTGGAAATTGCTAAGCAGTTGGGTGTAGATGACTTATCTGGTTTCAGAATACAAGGTAAACCTATCAGTTATGTTCAATTTAATTTAGTTAAATAAACACTCCAGGATAGTATAGTCTATTCCGGGGTATAAAATAGCCACTTAGGCATAAAAACTTGTCCTAGGGGGCAAATTTTAAGAAATTAAGGTATATTATATGAGCGATAGTAAGAAGGTAGCCCGTTTAGAAGAAGAGGGGTTAAAAGACACTTATATTTTAGCAATCAAAATTAAAGGTCATCAGACTTGGAGGATTCCAGGAACAAATCGTAAAATAGAAAAAGTTTTAAAGTTTGTTTCCGATGATAAAACAAAAATAGTAGAATTTAAAATGTTTAAGTTAAACGGAATAACCGGAATAATTACTGAGGAAAAATCAAAATGAGAATGTGGGCTTTAGAAACCAAATCAATGTGCCGTAAGCATCTATTGGGGGAACACTTGGAATGTCATATGTTTCTAGGAGCTATTTGTCAGGAGAAGAAATTAGAGGGTTTTGTTAGAAAGGGTTTATTGGTTATAGAAAAATTAGCGGAAAGGCATAATTTGTTGGCAGAGGAAATGGGACGGCGAGGGTATAAACATAATACTCCTTTTCAGGATTACCTTATTGGATTAGATTATTATACCCTTTATGGTGGAGCTACTTTAACACCACAAGATGTTTTATTAAATCGTTGTTCGGAATGTAAAAAACTATATGATAATAACCACAAAAGAAAAAGCTAAAGAATTTATAGAAAGTATTCCTTATGAAAGTATGGTATCTATTGATACAGAGTGCGAGGAGTTTACGAAGGAAAAAGACCATTCTTTTGATTTAGGCTTATATGGTATCGGTTTATATTTAAATGAAAAGAATAAGGCATATATAACAACAGAAGCATTACCAGACAATTTTCAGAATTTTTTAAATAAGTGTACCTTTATATTTCATAATGCTAAATTCGATTTAACTATAATAGAAAAACAAGGTTATGATATTAGTAAATTAAAATATCATGATACGTTAATAATGAGCTGGTTAGTTAATGAAAGTCGTAGGTCGCATAAACTAAAAGATTTGGCAGAAAGTATTTTGAAGGTAAATAAAGCAACTAAGTTTAAGGAATTGACTAAAAAACCTTTAATGGAAGACTATCAGATAATACCAAGTCAGTTTCCAGTGGACTTTGAAAAATGGAGAATTGAACTCGGAGAATATTGTATTTTAGACTGTAAATATACTTATAAGTTATTTCAGAAATTTCAGGAAAAAGTAAAGAAAGATAATCTGCAAAAGGTATATGAAAATTTAGAGTTGCCATTTATTAACGTTCTTAGGAAAATGGAAAATCGTGGGGTTAGTATTGATACGGAATATTTAAGAGTAATGGGTTCTGAAATGGAACAAGAGATTATTCGTATTCAATCTGAAATTTGGAAATTAGCTGGTAAGGAAGTTGATATAAATAGTCCCAAGCAATTAAGTGAAATCTTCTTTAAGGAAAAGAAATATGAACTTCCAAATGATTATAGGACACCAAAAGGGGAATATTCAACGGATGTAGAATCCTTAACTTATTTGTCAGAGAAATATAATTGTGAGTTAAGTAAAAAGATATTAGAATATAGAGAGATGTTTAAGCTTTATAGTACCTATATCTTAGGGTTACTAGAGAAGCAGAGAAATGGCGTTATCTATGCTAGTTTTAGTCAGACAGGAACGGTCACTGGCCGTCTGTCCAGTTCATCGCCAAATCTCCAAAATCTTCCCGCCAGAGATGACAAGTTTAATATCCGTAAGGCGTTTATTCCAAGACAAGGTTATACTTTTATTACCGCCGACTATTCCCAAATTGAACTGAGAATATTAGCTTATTTCAGTAAAGACCCAGTTTTAGTTGAAGCTTATAAAGAAGGTAAAGATATTCATAAAGCAACAGCAGATATTTTAGGTTGCGAAAGAAAGACGGCAAAAGCGGTAAATTTTGGTATTATTTATGGTCAGACAGATTATGGTTTGTCAAAAGGTTTGGGTATTAGCTTAGAAGAAGCAAAGAAATTTATTGATGGATATATGAATAAATTTAAGTCCGTAGCTATATTTCAGCAAAAAGCCATTAATACTTTACAAAGAAATTATGCGGTGTGGACTATTTTAGGTAGAAGAAGGCATTTCCCAAAATATGCTGAGGCTAAAAAGAAAAAGGACTGGAAAGCTATGGGTGGGTTTCACAGGCAAGCTACAAATACCGTTATTCAGGGGTCTGCCTCAGATTTAATTAAAGTAGCAATGAGAAACTTAGATAAAAAACTTTTAAATTTTGATGCACATATTCTTATTCAGGTTCACGATGAATTAATTATAGAGGTGCCAGAAAATAGAGCGGAAGAATTATTGCCAATAGTAAAATTTGAAATGGAACATGCTTTAGATTTGTCTCCAGTGCCCATAATAGTGGAGCCTAAAATAAATAAAATATGGTCTAAATAATATGAAAATATTGAACTTATATTGTGGTCTAGGCGGTAATCGTAAAAATTGGGGAGATAGTCACGAGATTACTGCCATTGAGAATGTTCCTGAAATAGCTAAAATATATCAGGACTTTTTCCCAAAAGATAAGGTTATCATAGCAGATGCTCACCAGTATCTATTAGACCATTATAAAGAGTTTGATTTTATCTGGTCATCTCCACCTTGTCCGAGCCATAGCCAATTAAGATACAATCTGGGATTTAAAGCCAATCGTAAATATAAAAAGGTTGACGCAGTATATCCAGATATGACGCTATATCAAGAAATTATTTTGCTTAAATATTGGTTTAGTGGAAAATGGGTAGTTGAAAATACAATACCTTATTATGAGCCATTAGTTGCTGGCCAGAAAGTAGGCGGTCATATTTGGTGGGCGAATTTTATAATCAATAATTTCAATCACGGAAATCGCAATCATAGAGGCGGAACAGTTGAAACACTACAAGATAGAAAATGTTTAGATATTTCAAAGTATAATATACAAAATAAACGCCAAATATTGAGAAATTGTGTAGAGCCTGAAACTGGATTATGGGTATTCCAAGAAGCGTTTAAAGAAAATAAAACTTTAATCTAATAAGAAATAAATTATGAAAGTAATCTCAACAGAAAAAATACCAATTAAAATGTGGCTAGAAGAAATTGAAGACGGAGCGGTTGAACAAGCTAAAAACCTTGCTAATTTGCCTTTTGCTTTTAAGCATATTGCGATAATGCCAGATAGTCATATTGGCTATGGTATGCCTATTGGTGGAGTATTGGCTACAAAGGATGTAATTGTCCCAAATTCTGTCGGTGTTGATATTGGATGTGGAATGTGTGCCGTAAAAACTTCTTTGACCGAATTAGACACTCCAACACTTAAAAAGATAATGGGTGAAATTAGAAAACAAATCCCAGTCGGGTTTGGACACCATAAAGAAAAACAAGACGAGAACTTAATGCCTCGTATTCCGTTAGCAACAGAACCTATTGTGAATGAGGAATATAATTCAGCCTTAACTCAAATAGGAACTCTTGGCGGTGGTAATCACTTTATAGAAATTCAAAAAGGTTCCGATGGTTATATTTGGATAATGATACATTCTGGGTCAAGAAATCTTGGATTAAAAATTGCTAAGTATTATAATGATTTGGCTATCAAATTAAATAAGAAATGGTTTAGTGAAGTTGACCCTAAATGGGAATTAGCATTTTTACCTATTGAAAGTGATGAAGGTCAGGCGTATATCAGGGAAATGAATTATGCGGTTGAATTTGCTCTGGCTAATAGAAAATTAATGATGGACAGAATAATGAAAATAATTTATGACACTATTGAAGTTTCTTCAGAAGATGGACAATTTGGTGGAGTAACTTTCGAGCCGATGATAAATATCGCTCATAACTATGCTCAAATGGAAAATCATTTTGGTGAGAATGTAATGGTTCATAGAAAAGGGGCGACACTTGCCAGAAAAGATACTATTGGGATTATTCCAGGGAGCCAAGGAACAAAAAGTTATATTGTTAAGGGTTTAGGTAATAAGGAAAGTTTTGAAAGTTGCTCTCACGGAGTTGGTAGAAAAATGGGCAGAAAAGATGCTGAAAGAAGATTAAATTTAGAGGATGAGATTAAAATGCTTGACGACCAGGGAATTTTACACGCCATTAGAGGAAAAGCAGATTTGGATGAAGCACCTGGTGCTTATAAAGATATAAAAACAGTAATGGATAATCAATCTGATTTAGTAGAGATATTAGTAGAATTAACTCCGTTGGGAGTTATTAAGGGGTAATTGTTGTATGATAGATTAGTCTCTAAAAAAGATGATAGCTCGCCTGCCGTCATCAGTCTAAAGAGGCTAATCTATTATATAATAATTAACTAAAATTTTATGGAAGAGAGACTTCTTATTAACATTCATTCGTTTGTAGACGTTATAACCAATAGCTCTACTGAATTATTTATTTGCAACACAGAAAAAACATTGGACGCAATTAGAGAACAACTTTATGAGCTAGTAAATTATTGGAACGCGGGCGTAGAAAAGGGCATTAATTCTAGGTTAGTTGATATAGAAGATTTTAAAGTTGAAGTTTATACACAGGAAGTTTTTAATAAATTTTCAAAGGAAAAAGAAGAATATATTAAAAATGATAAGGATGGTTTTTATGCTAAGTATGGGTATGGATGGGCATATGAAAGACAAGAAAATGTGGGTAAAATATTAATTTCAGGAACGGAAGATAATATTATTCCTTATGAAATGTTTGCTCAAATTGAGACTATATTTAATGCTACTAGGTATCATTTAGGTTAATTTTATGGCTATTAGAATAAGAAAATTTGAAGCTAGTAATTATTACGCTATTCACTGTAAAGGAAAGACACTACGAATGACGTTAGACCCTAAAAAACCTATTACAGAATTAAAGTTTCCTGAGTTTTATGATATTAAAATCACGGGGTTTTGTGCAGGAAATTGCCTTTATTGTTATCAGAATTCAAAGAAGACCAACCGCCATTATAAAAATATAATTGGCAAGACTAAAAAATTCTTTGGTAGGATGAAAGAAAATGAAAGGCCTTTTCAGGTAGCATTAGGGGGTGGTAATCCAAATCAACATCCAGACTTTATAAAGTTATTAAAAACCTTTTCGGAAATGAATATATTGCCTAATTATACTACTAATGGAATGGGTTTAACTAAGGGAATTATAAAGGCAACTAAGACATATTGTGGGGGAGTAGCGGTTTCAACACATAGTCATTTAAAGGAAGTTTGGGAACGGGCAGTAAAAAAATTAGTTTTAAATGGTATTAAAACTAATTTACACCTTATTATTTCAGACCAGGATAGTATTGACCAATTTGTTAGTATCTATAAACAATGGAACTCTTTAATAGACTACTTTGTTTTATTGCCATATACCGCTAAAGGTAGAGCGGTAGTAAAGAAAATTGACTATGCTTATCTACGAAAAAGATTAAAACAGCTTGATTTAAGAAAAATAGCTTTTGGGGCAAATTTTTATTCATTTTTAAGGAAATTTCATAAGGAGTTTAAAATTTCATTATACGAACCAGAAATATTGAGTAAGTATTTAGACTATAAAGATATGAAAATTTATAAATCAAGCTTTAGCTAGAATATTATGTCTATTTGGTATCCTCACGAACAGAAAAAGAACCCTAATAGGAAGTGGTATCAGTTTTGGAAACCTAAATATATTTGGGCTAGAATTAATATGAAGAAAGAAAACTAATTTATCTTAATTATTAATATATCAATTATTATGACAGTAGAGCAATTAGAAGAAATTTTTAATAAGGAAGATTGGGTAGATGGTACTGGGCCACAAGGAGATTGTGTTTTAAAGGGTTTACACATTATAGCTAAATATATTAACCCGGAAAAAGAGGATTTAATTATGGGGGCAGGAAGGGATATTATTTATTCGTTAGGTGTAGGGGAGTTGCTAGAAAAGGGTTTAACAGAAGAAGATGCCAGAGAATTATCTAGGCTAAATTGGTGTATTGAAGAGGATTCCTTAGCTTGTTATGTATAGAATTAATAATTAATTATAAATTTATGCAAGTAAAAACTACAACTAACGTAGAGAAAAAGGTATTTTGTAAAAATTGCAAATTTTGTGGTTCTGGTACGTGGCCTTGGTGCGGTAAACTTAATCTTTATACAGGATTAGAAGACCCTCCTAATGTCAGAAAGAATGAAAAGAATTTAGAGGGGAATTGCCCAGATTATCAAGAGGATAAGAGCTTATTTTGGAAAGACATTTTGCGTAGAAGTTCTACCATGTTAGATGTAATCGCTATAACCGTAATTAGTTTGGGGATAACATTGGGCATTATAGTACTGCTACTTTTGTCCTGTAAATCTTTCCTATAAAAGAATGAGCAATAAGGGTTAGAGAAGGAGTAATCTATGAGGCGAGAATTACAGAAATATAATAATCGTATTCAAAAGGCTAATATAATAGGAAAATGTAGGGTAATAAACTTTAATTATTAACTAAAAACAATTATGACAAAGAAAAAGACTTTTTATCAAGTATCAGTAGCTTGCTCTAATTGTGGGTATAAAGGAAAGATAGCTATTGGCTATGGTAACCCTGTAATGGGTCAGATATGCCCTAATTGCGGTTGCCAAAACTTGAGGAAAGTGGGAGTAAAAGAGGATATGTATTAAAAGAACTTTTGTAAATAATAAGTTTGTGTTATAATATTAGAATAAGTTTCTGAAAGCCCGAGAGGGTTAAGAATTAACCAATGCGCGGCAACAGTTTGGGAAACAGCCTTAATCTTTGACTCCCGTGAGCGAGAGTTAAGGATTGGGCTTTCAGGAACTTATCTATTAAAAAATGGGGTCAAGTCAAGGAGTCAAGTTATGTTAAAAAAAATTATTAAAGTATGGCACACAGTCAAAGGTCACGATAAGTTCATAGAAAGTAGCACCTTAGAGGAATATGAGAAAGAGCTAAATCCTAACTATTTTCATGGGTTGGGAGACTATTCATTCATTCAGTCCAGAATGAGTAAGTTATTAGGAATGGTTCTAACAGTTATTGACGCTTCAATATCCGACAAGGTTCAAAATAAAGCCATTAAGGATTTAATCAAAACAGACTTTGTAGAGGAATATGCTTTCCTTTCAGAGAGTTTAATTGACGACCAATACATTCAGGATGCACAAGAGGACGTAGCTTTGGAAGACTTGGGGGAAGTAGATGCGCTGGCGGTCGTTGAAGAAGACGCAAAACGCTAATTAATTAAACACTTTGACCCCAGTTTTAAATATATTAACTATGGTAACAGGTAAATTTTCAATAATTTCAGCTAATATAGCTTTTGAAAAATTTTGTCCCATATTAGACGCTGATATAGATTTAAACGACCGTGAAGGGCAAAAAATGTATGCTACTTGTTTATTTATTTTAATATTATCTTATTTAAAAGGTTTAGCTACTAATATTAAAAATACTACAGGAACAGTCCCTTTTATTCCAATGGGTTTAGTTCGTGGGAATATTTATTATCCCGAGCAGAGATTATTAGTATTAGATTATGAGTGGTTAGAAGTACAAGAAGAATTGATAGATTTAATTTTGGGTAAAATGTGTAATCCTTCCTTAACTTCTTTAAATTTGCCTTTATTCCCAGCAATTATTTTGACTAATAAAATAGGTAGTTTAACTCACAATAAAGTAGAAGTTTATACCGAGGAGAGAATATATAGCAGAATGGAGACTCCAATTAAATTAAAAGACGGCACTTCTCCGCAAATGAAAGTATATTTAAAGAAATTCGGGGGAATTTATGTTTAAAAACTTTCTTAGTATATTTAGCATTATTATATTTGTCTTATTAAGTTTTCTTTTAGTACTAACTGTATGTGGCTTTAAGTAAAACTTGACAAAATAAAAAAGGTACTGTATAGTGCCTAATATAATAAAGGGCGTTCAACCCGTACCATTAAAAGGTCTGACTTTTTAATTGGTGCTAGGAACGTCTTTTTATTTTTATATATATTTATGAAAACAATTCAAAAACTTACAGTTAGCGAAATTTATGCAGGTATTACTACGGAAACTATTAATTCAGGGGTACCTGCTATTTTTATTAGGTTGTCGGGACACAACTTGACTATAAAAAATGACCCTTACTCTTATACCTGGGATGAGAGCAATAAGGCAGTTGGATTACAGATGACCGCGAAAGATATAATTTTAGCTATTAGTAAATTAAAAGTTAAGACTAATCATTTAGTCATTACAGGGGGGGAACCTTTATTACAAGACGCTGGTATTATAGAAGTTTTAAAAGAATATCAGTTTACTTTTAATAAAAAGCCTTTTGTAGAAATAGAAACCTGCGGGACTATTATTCCTAGTAAAGGTTTACAGACGTTGACAGATTTGTTTTCAGTTAATATTAAGTTAGCTAATTCTTTTTCTGGGTCTGCTAGAGATACCTTTTCTACGAGGATAAAGAATAGTGTAATCAATTATTTTAATCAGAAAGACATAAAGTCTTATTTTAAATTTTATATTAAAGACATTGGAGATTCTTCAGAATTATTGGAATTAAAAAAGATGTTTAAAATAGAGCTTAGTAGAATAGTATTAGTACCAGATGGCTTAAACTATACACAATTTATGAGAATATCTGGAGCAGTTTGGAACTTATGTATTAGTTCTGGGTTTAAATTTGCTATCAGAACCAAATTTTTAATTTGGGGAGATAAAAGAGGTTTATAATAATTAATTTTTTATATCTATGCTAAAAGTAGGAACAATTAAAAAAATTATAATGCCTGAAGGAGTTTGGGCGGGTACTGCTTGTATCTTAGCCGATTTCACTGATGAAAGCGGTTTAGAAAAGGACTCGAATACTATTATTGAAGAAATTTTAAAATTAGGCTTACGAAGTGTTTTGGTTAAAGGCATAGTTCGAGAAAGTCCAGAACTAAAAGACATCTTAATTGGGTTATCTACTAAAGGTAAGGTTATTACCTTAGTAACAGAAGCTACGGACTTAGTAGAATTAATTAGGCCTTTAAAATATACTAGGGTATTTATGCGGTTACCTATTCTGGGTATAGAAGAAGCTAAGATTGAGTTGCGTAATTTGCCTCTAATGAAAGATGACGATGAAGTTAAAATTATTATCAAAAGTAAAGAAGATTACGCAGGTGCTAAAACATTTTTAAAAAATAGGTTAATGACACGCCCAACAATTTTATTTTATTTATCTAGCGATTTAGAAAATCCAGAAGAAATTATTAACCAGTATTTAGAGGATTGTGGCAAGTTTATCTTTAAGAGCCGTATAATTAATGCTTATACTAAATAAATATCCTATTATGAAAGCTAAAAATATCAGTTGGAATAAGCTAGTTAGAGACATGAACTCTTTATCCGACTTAATTCCAAAGAATAAATTTAAAGCTATTTTGTGTATAACTAAAGGGGGTTTAATTCCTGCTTATTACTTAGGCAAGAATTTAGGCATTTCAGTTATTGAGACAATGGGTTTAAAATCCTATCACGGCACTAAGAGAGGAAATATTGAGCTGAAGAAACTGCCTGTTATTAAAGATTCTTCAACCTTATTAATTGTTGACGACCTAGTGGATAGTGGAGCTACACTTCAATATGTTAAAAAGTATTTTAAGAAAGCCAAGACGGCGGTAATTTATAAAAAACCCACCAGTACTTTTGAGCCTACTTATTGGTTATCAGAACAAAAAGGCTGGGTTAATTTTCCTTATGAAATCTAATAGAGAAGAACTAATTAAACAGTTATTAGACACTATTCCTAATGAAGACTCTAGCAGAGAGGGTCTGCTTAAAACTCCAGAAAGAGTATCCAGAATGTATGATGAAATATTTTCTGGATATGAAGCTAGAGAAGAAGAATTATTTAAATCCGTATTTTTTTCTGATAATGAGGAAATGGTGGTGGTTCGAGATATAGACTATTATTCTCAATGTGAACATCATATGGTTCCATTCTTTGGTAAGGTTCATATTGGTTATATTCCAGAGGGTAAAGTTTTAGGGCTTAGTAAGTTTGCCAGATTAGTTGAGGTTTATGCCAGAAGGCTTCAAATACAAGAACAAATGACTTTTCAGATAGCTTCTGCTATTGAAAAGCACCTTAATCCGAAAGGTTTAATTGTAGTGGTTACCGGAACCCATTTATGTATGTGTATGCGAGGAGTAAAGAAGGCTAATGCCGTTACTATTACATCAGCTGTTCGAGGGTGCTTTAAGAATGATTTAGGTGTTAAAGAAGAATTTTTGAAATTAATTAAAATATAATTATGTGTTCTATTAATGGTGTTATTAAATTAAAAGGGACTTTAAACCAGGGAGAATGGTTAAAGTTTTCGGAAATCTGCAAAAAAGGTTCTTTTCGAGGTAGGGATAGTTTTGGCGTAGAGGCTTTCTATGACAGGGGGTTTAGTGCTTTTTCAGAAAGAAGGATAGGCAATAATAGGGTAATGTCTGTAATGAATTTAGAAAAATTTAAGGAAGGTATTAAAGTTGCTATCAGTAATAATCGAGCAGAGCCTACTACGGAATATGTTTTAAATAAAAAGGAAAGCGATGTTCAGCCGTATAGTTTTTCTGGTTACCATAAATATTGTAATAGGTATTGGGTAGTTCATAATGGTACTATTGCTAATGATAAACAGTTAATTAAAAAATATAATTTCTCTACCCCCAGTAAAATAGATTCTGCTGTAATAGCTCCTTTATTGGATAAGAAGTGGACAAGTAAGGGTAGTTTAAGGCAGTTAGCTAATATTTTAAGCAGAGAAGTTTTAGGTTCCTATGCTTTTGCTATTTATGATAGATTTACTCCAGAGGCGTTATATTTAGCGGTAAATTATAAACCATTATTTTTAGAAAAAGTTGGAGATACTATTTATTTCACTAGTCTAAAAGAATTTTTTGGTAAAGAAAGTAATCAGCTATTAGCTAGTAATATAGTTCAGATACCACCATATTCTGCAGTAAAGATTAGTGATTCAGGTATTGAAGTTATTAATCTTAGGAAACCTAAAAAAAAGAAAACTGCTTTAGTGGTGTGTTCGGGGGGTTTAGACAGTACAGTATCCGCGCAAGTAATGAAAAACAAAGGATATAAAGTAACCCTATTACATTTTCAGTATAATTGCCGAGCGGAATCTAGAGAAGTTCAGGCGGTAAAAGAAATTGCTGAGGCAATGAAAGTGCCTTATTGGTTTATAACTACTGATATTTTCAGCAAAGTAATTAAGCATAGTCCTATTTTAGATAAAAAGAAACCTGCTGTAGCTAAGATGGATAAGGGAGTAGAATTAGCATATGAGTGGGTTCCTGCTAGGAATTTAATTATGCTTTCAATAGCTACTGGAATAGCGGAAGCGTACGGGTTTGATAAAATAGTTCTAGGTAATAATTTAGAGGAATCTGGTGCTTATCCAGACAACGAGGCTATTTTTATAGAAAAATTTGCTGAGATATTGCCTTATGCTGTGAATCTGAATAAAGAAATTCAGATTGAAATGCCTGTGGGTAACTTAATGAAACATGAAATTATTAAATTAGGTATCCGAGAAAAAGCACCTTTAGATAAAACCTGGAGTTGCTATGATAACGGAATTTTACATTGTGGAGTATGTGGCCCTTGTCGTATGCGTAAGGTGGGTTTTCAGATGAATAATATTAAAGACAGTATTAATTATTTAAAATAAAGTATGCCCTCAAAGAAAATAGCTATTATTGGTATTGGAGGAGTTGGTAAAGAGCATATTCGAGCGGCTAGGAATTTAGGTTTAGAAATTATTGGCGTTGATAATAACTTAGAAGTACTACGGGAATATGAAAATGTATTTTTCCCAACTAAAACAATAGTTAATAAATGGGGCAAAGTTGAGGAGAAGTTTGAAATAGAACCTTTTAAATTATACACTGATTTATTTTTTGTTCCAGAATATGATTATGCGGTTATAGCCACCCCAACTTTTACACACCAGGTTATATTAGATTCAATTTTTAATGATAAACCGGTACTGATTGAAAAGCCTATGAATATAGATTGGAATTTACTTTCTTGTAATATTCCTAGTCGTGTCTTTGGCGGTTATACTTATGCCTGTTTAGACTTAAAGAAAAAACCCGTTAAAGAGCATACTTTTGTTTTAACAGTAGATGACCATTATAATAGCCAGACTTGGAGAGCCGATAGCACACCTGCTGAAGACTTAATACCACATTTACTGGCTTTAGGGGCAGTCTATTTTAAGCAAGATTCTATTAAATTACTATCTATACAGAAGTTTAAAAATAGCGCTATGCTTGAGGTGCTGTATGGGGAAACAGATAAAGCTATCTTAATAGGTATTTATGGCAAAGACGGCCATAACCTAACAATAAACGGTAAAGGAATACCAATAAACTATGAGGAGTTATTTACTAAACAATTAAAGAAGTTTATTTCAGGAGAGAAGCAGACTTATTTACAAAATATAGAAAATTTTTATGCTACACATCTTAAAAGCACCAGAGTATAGGGGAAGACCAGAACCCTTAATTAATCAAGCTATAATTAAAACGGCTATTGATAGGGGGATAGATTTTCTAACCTATGACATTACGAGACCCAATTCAGAAGTTGAGACTGTGGGTTCTTGTTATAATAATGATAAAACTGTTAGAGGTCAGATAATCCAATTCCAAAACTTTATATTTAATTTTGAAGAAGGAGATGATGTACTATGCTTAGAAGGTTTTAATCCTGCATTATTATTCCTACCTTTAATGGCTAAAAAGACCGGGAAAGTTGGTGTTCTTTATCATTCCTCAACTGCTATTTCCGCAGACGCATATTCAAATAATTATCCTGTTTCTGAAATGGAAAAAGGCATATCAAATTTATCAGATGTTATCTTTTGTGCAACACAATATATTTCCGATAAAATCAAAAATTGTGAACCTAGTGCTAAAACTTTGGTAACAGGTTTGCCTTTTGACACTTTAAATGAAGTTTTTGTTTTAGCTAGAAAGAAAGAGAAGAAAGATGTTGTTATATTTAATCATCGATGGGCTAATGATAAAAGACCAGAAATGTTTTTAGAGTTAGCTAAAAGGTTCCCAAAATACCAGTTTATAGTTTTAACTCCTTATGAGAATGTAATTTCTCAGGTTATTAAAGATAGGAAATCTAATAATGTAATAGGGAAACTATGTCGGACAAGAATAGACTATTTTAAAGAGCTGTCAGAAGCAAAATATATATTCTCAGCAGCAGAATTAGAAACTTTTGGTTATTCTGTATTAGAAGGAGTAGCTTGTGGGGCAATTCCGATTCTAACTAATACCGCTTGTTATAATGAGTTATATCCTTTACAGTATTTGGGGGATACGGTTAATGACCTTGCTAGAATAATGAATGAAATTAAAGTATTCGACAGCTTTATATTGAAAAATTTAGAAAAATATCGTTATTCATCAGAGAGAATCTTAGACTTCTTTAATAAATAAGTTTTATGAAATTATTTTTAGTGGTAAGTCCAATTAAGAAGTATATGACTACAATACGAAATAGCGATGTTAAGAATATCTTAATTTCATATTTTTATTGGAAAGATGTTAAACCCCCTGAATTATTAGACTTTTTTAAGGAAATGCAGTCTAAGGGGGTTACTATTTTCCTAGATTCAGGAGCATTTACTTTTATTAATCAGCAAAGGAAGAATAAGCAGTTAGTAGCTAAAGATAAACTGACAGAATATTTTTTTCAGTTTACTAATGACTATATAGGTTTTATTAAGCAGTATTATAATTATATTGCTGGTTACGCTGAAATGGATGTAGACACAGTAATTGGGTTTCAGAAAGTTTTAGCGTTAAGGAATTTATTTCCTCAAGAAATATTACCAAAATTAATCCCAGTATATCATCCTGAAACTAGAACAATGGAGGATTGGAAACATGACTGTAATAACTACCCTTTTGTTGCTTTAGGTTCTAAGACAGGTAGTACAGAAATGAGCTATTATAAAACTATGACTAAATATCCATATCAGAATGGAAATAAAGTTCATGGATTTGCTTTAGTAAACCAGACTATATTAAAAAAGTATCCTTTTTATTCAGCAGACAGTTCTTCTTGGATGTCTTGCAGTAGATATGGGCAATTAATGGTATTTGATAAAGCTTTAGGCAGATTAGTTCAATTTCATTACCGGAATAGAGAAAAAATATTAAAATATTTGCCCACTATAATGAAATATGTTCCTAATTTTAAAGAGATGTACGAAAGAGAGGGTGTTCAAGGTAGGATAAGTAGAATAGAACGATTAAAAGTAACTGCTTCTTCTTATAAGGAATTAGAGGAATATTTGACTAGAGTATGGGAACGTAAAGGCATTACTTGGTCAGAGGATTAACTATTAATTATATACTATGCCTAAAAAATTAAATCATCGAGAAAAATTACGTTTAGCCAGAAGGTTACGAAGAACTGATGAAATAGAAAGGGGTATTCCACCTTTTGATTGTAGTGGTTGGAGTCATAGAAGGAATGAAATTTCAAAACGTGTTTCTAAAAAATTAAAACATAAGAAATAACCTATGGAAATAAAAAATATTTCACTCGAACAAATTAAGCCTAATAAATATAATCCGAATATAGTACCAGATAAAATAATGGGGCAACTAAAGAAGTCTATTCAGAGAGATGGTTTTTTACAGCCTTTAATAGTCCGAGAAAGTCCAACAGAACCAGGTTTTTATGAGATTATTGATGGAGAACATCGCTGGAAAGTCCTTTCAGATTTACCCGATTATAAAGAAGCTCCTTGTTTAGTAATTAATAAAGACGACAACTTATCTAAGATTCAGACTATTAATTTAAATAAACTACGCGGAGAATTTGATAGTATTAAATTAGCAGAGGTATTAGTTAGCTTGAAGAAGATTTATTCTGACGAGGAGTTAGAGGAAATGCTTGGTTATACTAAAGAAGAAATCCAGGGTTATGAAGAATTATTGACTTTTGACTTTGATAGCTTTAAAAAGGAAGATGAAGTTGATGTTAGTGAAGCTATTAAAGACCCAGAAATGTCGGAAGAGATGAACTTAATGCTAAATGATAAGCAATTAATCATTATTACCGCAACACTAGAATTAAAAGATATTAATAGTCGGGAAGAATCTCTTTCAGATATTTGTAAGGAATATTTACAAAAATTATACCCTGAAAAATGGGCAGATGTAGAGAGAAGACTACAAGGTTTGGAAACTCCTTTAAAAACTACAGAGACGGAAGTACTTTAAAGGTTATCCCCCCAAAAACTTGACAAAGTTAAAAAACTATCTTATAATACTTGTATGGAATTAAAAAAGTTTATAACACTAGAATCCTTAAACGAATTTTTAAAAACCGCCAAGAATGTAAAGAAGGTAAAACTTCTGACAGAGGGCGGAGAGGAGTTGAGACATTTTAAATTAATAACTGTTTTTTATGTCTTATTTGACAATGAAGGGGAATACCAAAAGAATATAGAAGATATAGGTTTTGTTAAACCTAATAAAGGGAAGCCTTCTTATAAAGAAATAATTGACCAACCTATTAAGGACGATAAATATTTTCAAGAACCCGATGGTTCCAGTATAGGGTTACCATTTTAATTATTAAATAAAAACATTATGGCGTTTAAAGAGTTCTTTCAAGGTCATAAAAAGCAATTTAAAAAAGACCAAGAAGAGTTGAAGGGTAAGGCAAAAGATTTTCAGAAAGAGTATGAAGCAATTTGTGATAAATATGGTTTAGAATTAGCAGTTGGTTTAGATTATCAAAAGCATGGTATTTTTCCTAAAATAGAATTGATTAAGAGGCAGGGCATTGAAAAACCTATTAACGTTTAATTATTAATATATAAAATTATGGGAGATGAAGTTAAAACCAAATTGCCTTCTTCCGGAATTTCTATTGCCGGATTATGCTTAGGCATTACTTCATTATTGCTGTTTTGGGTTCCAATAGTACACTTCATAGTAATGGTTTTAGGTGTAATATTTGGTTCAGTAGCAATAAGTAGAAAGCAAAGATTTGGCGTAGCTGGTCTAGCGACATCTTTGGGTAGTGAGGTACTAGCCATCGGTTACTTTTTAGTCATTATCTACATTTCAGCGGCTACTGCTTATAATATGCCAGTATAGAATTTTAAAAGGTAGTAAACGAGAGTAATTAATTTTACTTTTCGTTTACAGTATGTTTATTCCTAATTAAAATCTTATGTCTCCAGATACATTAATCATAGCTACTATCAACGGCACTACTCCTATTGCTTTATATGGCAATATGAATGAAATGAATAATCTTTTTTCAGAGGCTACGAAGGCTTTTTATGATAAACAGAAGAGAATAAAAGAATTGTTTACTAAGCGAGGGGAAGAATATTTAGAAGAAGCTGTTCAAAAAGTTGAGTTTAGCTTTCCTATCATTACTGAGTCTTTAAAAAATAAGCTTTAATATTATGTTTAATATCTCAAAAGAAATAACTTTTGAAGCAGCACACCGACTGCCAAATCATCAAGGTCTTTGTAAAAATATACATGGGCATCATTATAGAGTTGAAATGGAAATACAAGGTGACAAGTTGGAGGAAGGACAAGGGTTCTTAATTGACTTTTCTGAAATAAGAAGAAAGACCGAACAATACTTTCATCGTTTTGACCACGCTTGTATATTGTGGCTTAAAGACCAAATAATAATTCAAGCATTAGACAAATTAGGAATGAAGATAGCTGAAATGCCTGAAATACCTACTGCCGAAAATATGGCGAAAATGTTTTTTAATGATTTATCAGAAATATTAAATACAAACGATATTAATTTATCGGCTATAACTGTTTGGGAAACCCCAACAGGCAAGGCTACTTACTCAAACATAAACTTATGACATTAGGAACCACAAGTTATACTAATGCTAATTTTTTAAGAGTTGCCAAAATGCCTGATGGAACTCCAGAGGTATATCAAGCAGTTCAGGGAGAAGGTATTTCAACGGGCAAGCCTATGGTAATTGTTCGTTTAGCTTTATGCACGTTAAAGTGTTCTTTTTGTGATTCCAAATATACACATCAGTTTGAGGGGGGGAATAGAAATTTTGAGGCCTACGTAGTTAAGATGTCTATTCCAGAATTAGGAGACTTAATAGAAAAGACCAGGGGAAATCATAAAAATGTAATGCTGACGGGAGGAGAACCTTTATTTCAGCAGGTTACTTTGATTTTATTAATGGACTACTTGAATAATACTTATGGTAAGGGTTGGAATTTTGAAATAGAAACTAATGGTACAATCGTTCCTGTAAAGCCCTTTTGGAAAAGAGTAGGTTTAATTACTTGTTCACCTAAACTCGCCTCTAGTGGCAATACAGAGGCAAATAGAGATATACCAGAGGCTATTACTGCTTTATTAAAGGTGAAAAAGCCAGTTTGGTTTAAATTTGTTATCTCTAACAGTTGGGCGCAAGATTTACAGGAGATAAAAGATTGGCAGGATAAATATCGTGTTCCAAATAATAGAATCTACTTAATGCCAGAAGGTATTGAGCCAAAAGAAGTAATTACTAATGGGAAAATAGTAAATGAATTAGCTATCAGACATGGTTATTTAGCTTCAAGTCGTATTCAGGTTTTAATTTATGGAAATCGAAGAGCAATTTAAACTTAAATTTTTTTATGCTAGGTTATGTTGGATTAACATTATTGGTATCCTCTTATATTTTACTAGTAACGAAATACAGCAAATGGTTTATTCCAATTGATATTTTAGCTAGTGTATTATTGGCAGTTCATGCTTATTTAATTCAAGACCTGCCTTTTTTATTAGTTAATAGTTTAATTTCAGGTTTTTTACTTATAAAATTATTACAAAAGAAATATATTTAATATGGAAGAAACAAAAGAATTGACAATTCAAGAACCTAATAAGTCTACCGCAGGTAGAAAATCAATTCCTTTAAGCCTGTTGAAAGAGCGTAGGAAATACGAGGTCAGTTTAAAGCTGACTGGTTTAAGTACTTCTGCTATTCAGAAGCAGGTTAATTCTCAAGCAACCGTTAAAGGTTGGGGTACTGTTGGTATTGCTACTATTAATAAAGATATTGCCCATCATTATTCTAAAACTAGAGTAATTGAAACTAAAGATTTTGATTACATGAGTAATCTTAGAGAGGCTATGCTAGCGCAAATGGAGGTAACTATGGAAAAGATGTCTATTCATATAATTAAAAATAAGAGCTGGAAACCTTTTCAGTATGAAGACGCTTTAGAGAAATTACACAAAATGCAGATGGATTATGTAGAGATACAAAACTGGAATTTAAGCAAGAAAAACATAATGAATTTTATTCAGAATAATATCAATACGGTTTATGATGAGGGGTCAAGAGAATTAAGAAAAGCGCCTCCCGAAGCTATCCAAAAATTAGCAGGCTATCTTGATGAAGTTATTGAAAAGATAGAAAAGGGCGTGGTAGAGGAGGAAGAATAATTATGATAGAGGATTTAAAATTACCAGAGGAGTTAGTAGCTAAAGAGGGTATTGAAAGCATTAAAGAGCATTTGAATATGTGCCAAAATGCTCAAGATGTGAAGTATTTAAAAGAATGGCTACTAGACCCTTTAAAATGGCGTTATCCCAGAGTGTCTTTTGACACTTTCCTTAATGGTGCTTTATATCTAAATGCCGGTGAAAATGTTTATCCCGAATTAAGAAGAATGGGTAATGACATTTTAAATGGTAAATATTCAGAAGGAGTTATTGTAGCTGGAATTGGTGCTGGTAAAACTACTCTTTCAGAATTACTAGTGTGCTACGCTACGCATTATTTATTATGTTTAAGGAATCCACATAAGACTTATAAATTAGCAAAAGATAAGCCGATAACTATTATTAATATGGGAACTACGGCAACACAGGCATTAGAGGTAACTTTTGCTGGTATTAAGAATTTTATCTTTAATAGTCCGTGGTTTGGTAATTTTAATCCAAATATACTTTCCGGAACTATAAGGTTCTCCCAGAATAATATTTTATTAATGTCTGGTAATTCAAGGGCTACTACTCCATTAGGATATAATATTTTTTGTGGTGTTTTAGACGAAGCAGCATTTTATATGGATAATGATAATCATCAGACCGCGGAAGAAATTTATACTGCTCTTCAGAGACGTGTTACTTCCAGGTTTGGTTATGATGGTTTAGTAATTATGATTTCATCTCCTAGGTATGAAGGGGATTTTATTATGAGGAAACTAGAAGACGCTAAAAAGTTTCCTGAATATGTTTATGGCAGGCAAATACCTACTTGGAAATGTAAACCTATTGATAAAGCTGATTTAGCCAATAAATTCTTATTTAATCAGAAACGAGGCGTTATTGTTTCTAGTGCGGAAGGGTTACCTGTTAGTCTATTGGAAGATGCAATTTTTGACCAAACTAAGGATATATGGGAAATTCCAGGTGAATATAGAAAAGCTTTTCAGCAAGACCCAGAAAAAGCTAAAAGAGATTTTGCGGCAGTACCTAGTAAAACAATTCAAGCTTTTATGCCTAATACGGATTTAATTGGTAAAATGTTTACGGAAGCCGAAAGCCCAATACCTTTAGATGAAAAAACTGGTATATCTTCTTTATCGGGAAAATATAAATTCTCAGAATTGCCCCTTAGAACTTCTTATTTTATCCATGTTGATTTAGCTTTAAATAAAGAGGGAAAAGGAGACTACGCAGGTCTTGCCATGGCGCATTTAGATGGTTGGAATGAAGACCCTATAACTAAAGAGAGAAGTAAAAAGGTAGAAGTAGATTTAGCAGAACGGATTGGAGCTGGTCCCACAGGTGAAATACGGTTTTCAGATGTTAGGGAAAAGATTTATGCTTTAAAAGCTATGGGGTTTACTATAAGATTAGTAACCTTTGATGGTTTTAATTCCGCGGACGCTATTCAAATATTACGTTCGAAGGGTATAAGGTCGGAATTACTTTCTGTGGATAGGATAATGGAACCTTATGACACACTAAAAGAATTAATTTATGACCTTAGAATTAAATGTCATAAAATGCCTAAACTGAAAGAAGAGTTATCCAGATTAGAGCAAACAAAAGCGGCAAAAATTGACCACCCAGAAGGTGGCTCAAAGGATGTGTCAGACGCAGTATGTGGAGCTGTTTATAATGTAATAAAAAACACTTCTAATTCTGAAATGGGTATTTTAACTTCAGACGTTAATCCAACTATTAAACCAGAGAGTCGTGATGACTATTATAGGAGGCTTGACAAAATGGCAAAAGAGGGTTTACTTTAACTTTTTCAGATTTTGAGTTATACTGTTATCAGTAATATAACTTCTTAATAAAAATACTATGCCAAAAATTTTAGAAACCATCTTTGATAGACTAGGTTATGTAACGAAAGCTAAATACAAAGCAATTGCTTATGAACCTAGTTTAAAAATATATGGTAATATTGGTGACGGAATACCGAAACCAGGTAGGATTTCTTTTGAGCAATTACGAAAAATTGCTAAATATGATTCTTTAATTCGTATTTGTGTTAATACAATTAAAAAAGAAGTTGCGCAGTCTACTTGGGATATTATCCCAAGAAAAGGTTGGGAAACTACTGTTAATCAGAAACATGTAGAACAAGCTACGAATCTATTTCTAGAACCCAATTCTAATGGAGAGACTTTGCGTGTTTTATTAGAGAGAATTTTAGAGGATTTATTAGTATTAGATGCGGCAACCATAGAAAAAGTTTGGAATTTGAAAGGTGAGTTACTAGAACTAAATTCTGTTGATGGCGCTACAATTCGACCAGTATTCAATATCTACGGAGAAGTTGACCCAAATTATGCTTTTGTTCAGGTTATTAACGGAAAAACCATGGCAGAATTTAAAAAGAATGAAATGATTTATATTATGCAGAACCCTCAAAATGATATCATGACTTTTGGGTATGGTTTATCTCCAATTGAAAGCATTTTATTACAAGTTCAGGCCTCTCTTAATGCTGATATGTATAATGCTCGTTCTTTTTCAGAGGATAATATTCCCCCCGGTATTCTTGATTTAGGTGATATGTCCGAGGATGAAGCTAATAGATTTAAAGCCTTATGGGACGCTACTGTTGTTGGTAATACACAAAAAATGAAATTTGTATGGGGAAGTAATAACTCAAAGAAATATATTCCTTTTCAGCAAAACAATAAAGATATGCAGTTTGTAGAGTATGTTGATTGGCTTAGTAGAATTAAATTAGCAGTTTATGGCTTATCTACTTTAGACGCTAATATTACCCAAGATGTGAATAGGTCGACTGCGGAAACGCAGTATAATATTTCTAATTCTAGAGGTATTAGAAGTGTAAAGAAATTAATAGAAGAATATTTTAATCGAGAAATATTAATGGCAATGGGTTTTAATGATGTAGTATTTAAATTTGACGAATTGCCTAATATTCAGGATAAAAAAACACAAGCAGAAATAGATAAAATCTATATTGAAACTGGAGTAACAGACCCAAATGAAGTTCGTGTTCGAGAAGGTCAAGATGAATTAGATTATGGTGTTTCTGGGGATACAGTAGAGGATTTAGAACCAGAAGGTAAAGAGACTGCTCCAGAAGAAACTACAGATGAAACACCAGACGCTACCTCTCCACAAAAAAGTTTTAAGAAAAAATATTTTAAACCTCTTTATGAATAATTATGGACGATAGAAATAAGGTGTTAGACAATTTGGAACGAAGCCAACAATATAAAAGAATGGAAAAGCTAATTCAGAAAGCATTGTTTGAGCAGTGGCAGGATTTGGCATTATCTGGTATTATTAATACTTTATTTAACCGATATAAAGAATTTGTTATTCAGAGGAAAAGGTTTAAAATAAAAAAATCTTTTAAAAAGCAGGTAGAAGAAGAGGTAGCCTCTGCTGATTTAAAAAGTAAAGAAAAAGAACAATTAAAGGCAGATAAAATTTTGACTCCGATGAATGTTCTGAAAATAGGTTCTTTACTATTATTTTTAGAGAGTTTAATAAATAAGAATACTAAATCTATTGCTAATTATTATAACTTTAAGCCTGAGATGCGTAATTGGCTTAATATTGCCGCAAATAAGGGTGGGCAAAGTATAATTAGCTTAATTAACCCTTCTGTGACTTTTAGGCTGTCTAAGGCTGAATATAAAGCTAAAATAGGCGAACGAGTAAACACCTTAGTTAAAGGTTTAGATGACACTACGAAAAAGAGGTTAACTAATTCTTTAGTTAAAGGTATTCGAGATGGAGAAACAAAATCAGAAATGGTTAAGCGTATTCAGAAAGAAGGCTTTGATTTGTCAAAAAATCGGGCTAAAAGAATAGTTGGAACTGAGACTGAGGCAATTAATGAATATATGAGATATGAAACTGCCAGATTAAATGGTGTTACTAGTAAACAGTGGATAACAGTAGGTGATGAGAGAGTATGTCCTATGTGTGGTCCGATGCATGGTAAAACTATTAAAATGCCAACCAATTTTAAATCTAATTCTAAAGATATAAGTTTTGAGGGCTTATATCCACCTGTTCATCCTACCTGTCGTTGTTGGGTAACCTATAATGTAAATACTTCATTATGTTCAGCTTTTATCAAAAATAAAAAAACCTCTTTTGAGTTAATAGATGAAATACTTGCTAAGGCTAAAAAAGAGGAAGAGTTATATACTCCTGGTAAAGCAGAAAGTGATACCTGTGTTAATCCAGAAGCTTGCTGGGCAGGTGGTGAGAGCTTAGTAGGTGTGGATAAAGCTGTGGGTAACTTTTATAATAATATTTCTGAAGATGAAAATTTTAAAGAAGCTTATAAATTACTTTTAGGGAAAGATGAAAATGGTACTAAAGTCTTAGAGATGTTTACAGAAGATTTTAAATTAATGGAAAAAGAATACGGTAAAGAGATTTATAGTAAACTAACAACTTTGAAAGAAGCTATTTTATTAACTCCTGTGGAAAACTTATTTTTAAGAAACATGACAGATACAGAATTAAAGTTTTTACAGGCAAAATATAGTTTAACGGAATCTGGGTTTATTCAGTTAAAATTAAATCTTGGTATTATTAAAAAATAACTTGACACTAAATAACATATTGAATTATAATAAATATGAACGAGTATCGTTGCTACAACTGTGGAAAACTTTTATATAAAGCAGAAGGACGTATTGAAGTGGAGTGTATCTGCCCACGATGTAATTGTATAAACTATTCTTCAGATGAGATTAATGAGCTAGGAATCCGAGGCAGAGAATTTCAGTTGCAATCTATTAACCATTTATGCTATAATGAAAACTGTAAACGACTTTTGTTTAAAAGTATAGGATATGGTATAATAGAAACGAAATGCGGACATTGTAAACAAATCTCTAACTTTGATACGGAGAAATTACGGCAAGAAATAACAATTTAATAAACATAATCTCGGGTTTGAACGCCCTGAGACCCCTAGAGGGCCGACTAACAGTTCAAAATTTTATTTTGGTCGGTCTTCTTTTTTTAACAAATTAATTAACCACACTTTATGTTCAGGATAACAATACCTGTGCTAAAGGCAGAACGGAATGAAAAAGGGAAGTTAGTGGTTCGGGGCGTTGCTTCGGATTCTACTATTGATAGGGACTCCGAGCGTTTTGACGGAAAAGCTCTTCTGAAAATGAAGAACAGTGTCAATGACGCAGCACTCCCGATTCGCCTAGAGCATGAAAACAAAATTTATACAGATATCGGGGTTTGGAAAATGGCGGATATAAACTCTGAAAATAGAATGGTTGTGGAGGGTGAGATAGACACGGAATTGTCTTTAGGCAAAGACATTGAAGTGTTAGCGAAGCGCGGAGAACCTTTATATCTATCCGTTGGTGGCAAAGTTATTGACGCTGGTTTTGAGTATTCTAAAGAACTTAATAAAAATATTAAGGTGTATAAGGATGTAGAATTAAACGAAATTTCTATCGTCAAAAATCCTGCTAATGCCAATACTTCGCTTAGTTTAGCCAAATCTGTTGACTGGGAAGGTACTGAAAAAGATAAAAAGATAGAATATACTACAGAAGCCCAAAAAATAGTTGCCTTTTATAAATCTTTTCAGAAAGTTTCTGTGGAAGATTTTACTAAAAAGGCTTTAACATCAGAAGAGCGGAAAAATTTACCCGACTCCTCTTTTGCGTATGTTTCAGAGGGTAAAGGCGGTAGTAAAGTTCGTAAATTACCTATTCATGACCCAGCCCATGTCAGAAATGCCTTAGCTATTTTAGGTGGTGCCAGAGGCGGTGTAAAAGGTATCCCCGAGGGAGATTTAAAAGAAGTTAAAGCTAGAGTAGAAGCCGCGGCTAAGAAATTTGGTATTGGTGAATATAAACAAAAGACATATACGAATTGGTCTGAAATGTTTGAAGAAATACTGCCTTTGTTTTCAGAATCCATTGCCAAAGATTATGAAGAATGCCCAGTATCCTTTTGTTCTGGTGGTATTAGCGCAGAAGATATGAATGTTATTATTCAGATAACAAAGTTTTTATCAGAAGTGGATATTCCAGAAGAAATGGACCGACCTAAACAATTAGATGACCCTTTGTTCTATGAAAAATTAGGTGAGGAAAGTTTTGTTGTTTTGGGTAATCGAAGAATGGTATTACCACACCACAATATGGACTTTTCCGTTAATAAAGAGTTTTTAGCGTATGCTTTAAAACAATTATTTGATGGAAAAGGTTACTGGACTCCAAAAGATTATAGTATAGCCGTTAATCATTTATATTATCATCTGAAAGAAGAAGCTATGCTTAAAGCTTGTAAAACACCTAAAAGCAAGACTCCTATGAAAAAGGGTCTTTCAGACATAGAATTAGCTTTTTTAAAAAGTTCTCATTCTTATTTTAAAGGTGAATTAAAGGAAAAACCGGCCTTAGAGGGTACAGAAGTTACTGATGATTTAATTAAGAGAGCGGCGCAAGCTTATGAGTCCCTATTACAAAAACCCGAATATCTTAAATCATTAACCGAAAATAACACTATGCCAGAAATTAAAAAGACCGAGGGTGAAATCCCAGAAGTAACACCGGTGGAAACACCTGTGGAAACTCCTGTCGAAACACCCGCTGAGACCCCGGCCGAAGAGCCGAAGGTTGAAGAAAAACCAGTAGAACAACCAAAGGCGGAAGAAAAACCCGTAGAAACACCAGCCGAAGAGCCGGTGAAACCTGCGGAAACGCCTGAAGTTGAAAAGAAAGAAGTAGAAAAAAAGTTTGACGGAGAAGCTTTAGAAAAGGCTATCTCTGACAAAGTTTTAAGCAAAGTAGACGAGATGCTGAAAAAATTAGCCACAGCGGTTGATTTACTTTCAGAAAAAGTAACTAAATCAGAAGGCGCTTCTAAGACGATTGAAGACATCCAGAAAACTTTGGATACCCAAAGCGAAATTCTGGACAAATTAGCTTCAGTCTCTACACAGCGCAAATCAGTAGCCGTTTTTCAGGCTGTTGAAAAAGCATTTTTACCAAGCGAAGAAAGTAAATCCTTCGAGGAAAAGATGGAGAAATATATGGACGAAGGCAAAACATTCGTTGAGGCCTATAAATTGACCAAAAGTGCTTAGTCGTTTTTAATAATTAATTTTTTTCTTACTATGCCTATTCCTGTAAATTTAGAGGAAACCTTGGCAAAGGTTGAAAAAACCATCTCTACTCCTGTCTATACTAACCCATCAGCGTTGGTATTGGTTAGAGAAAATCTTTCAGCTTATGTCGACCGGTTAACCTCAAAAGAAACTGCTATTCGTGACCGCTTACCTCGTAAGACTGGTTCTGGTTTAGCCGCTTCTTGGAACGTTTTAACAGCTATTGTAGCTAATGACGCTCCTTTCACTGAAGGTAGTACTCCTACCGAAGACAATGCAACTTATGCTCGTCGTTCAGCTGTCTATAAAGAATTGGGTAAAACCAAGTCTATTACCGATAAAATGATTGCCGCTGGTAAAAGCTTTATCGATATGGAAGCAGAACAGACCGAGGTTGCTATTCGAGAAGTTGTTCAAAATGAGGAAAGTTTAATCATCACTGGCGATGCTACTGGCACTCCAACCCAATTTGATGGTTTACGAACTTTAATTACTACCAATACTTTTGATGATTTAAATAGTGCGTTAGGTTTCAGAACCGATTTATTAGATATGGCTGTTGCCACTATTGTCAATACTTATGGTGTTAAACCGACCGCTATTTATTGTTCTTGGGGTATGAAGAGAGCTATTAATCAATCTTTAGCTGGTGATGTTCGTGTCAATTTAGACCAATCTAACCAGGTTTCAACAGGTGTTGATGTAGCTTTTTATCAGTCAATGGTTGGTAAATTACCTTTCATTGCAACCTTTGGTATTACCGATGACACTACTACTTATGCTGGTAATACTGTTGGTGACATTTACATCGTAACCGAAAATACTTCTGGTCAACCAGTTTTATACATGGAAGATTTATATCCATTGGGTAAAACAATGTTAGATAGAACTGGTGCCGCTATCAAGTTTATGGTAACCGAATGTACAGTCTTAGTTTGCCGAGCGCAAGAATTCCAGTACAGAATTACTGGTGTCAGAATTGCTTAGTTGCTTATGGGGCTGGCCTAAACCCCCAGCCCCACTAAATAAATAACTTTATACTTATGTCTGTAATTAAACGGTTGTCTCAAACTTTGGGACAATTAAGAAAGGGGTATGCCGTTGACACCAAACAAGGTGGTTACCCTGTTGAACAAACATTGTTCAATGTCCCTGCAGTATCCGCAACCGCTATTCATGCGGCAGTTACTTTAACTACAGTAGCACAAACAATTTCTACTGCTATTACCAATCCAACCATTTATCGAACATTATCTGTAACCGGTAATGGTGCAGGTGTCTATGGTTCTGTTACTATTTATGGAAAAAATTGGGCAGACCAAACAATTTCAGAAACAATTATCGCCTCTGGTTCTGGTGCTATTAAAGGTAATATGCCTTTTAAAACAGTAAAGAAAATTGTTTTCCCGGCTAGAGTGGCTCCTGGTGACACTATTTCCGTTGGTATTAGTGATAAGTTAGGTTTATATCGTCCGTTATTTGGTGCAACTTCCGCTAGTTTAATTGAAGTTCAAAGAAGAGCTTCGGCTGGAACTTCTTATGCTAAAGAAACTGCTCCTACGATTGATGCTACTTATGACACTATTCTTCCAAACGGCGGTATTACCGCGGCAGATAATTTCAAGGTTTCTTATTTATCAGATATCTTTTAATTGGTTGCTATATTTGCCTATCAGGAAACTGGTGGGCAAACTATAATAACTAACTCAAAAAACTACTATGATTAATGTTAAGGGCTTTAGAACCATTACCATACAACAAATGTTAGACCCGAAGAACGAGCCTAATATTAAGCAATATTTTGTTGTTGATGCTGATGGCGATGTAACCAACTTATTTATGGCACAATCTAATGCTGGAACGGGTACTGCATGTTTAGAGCAAGTTTTTCAGTATAATACGGTTAGCGGTGTTAAAAGTTTACAAAAAATAGCTTGGCGTGATTCTACTTGGGCAGGTGCTGCTTGGGACATTTAAAAAATTCTCACTTATAATACATTATAAGTTTTTGTCTACTGGCTTTGCCCAGTCTACAAATTAATTAATTTGTCTACAAAAACTATGGGTTTCAAAGTTATACATAAGGGGCAACACCCTTTAAAACATAAATCTCAAGAAATTAGTTATCAGAATGTCGGTTATCCTGTTGTTCAGAACGTTAAAACAGGTTTGGATACCGCATTTACTCTTATTGCTGGTGGGTTAAACTGGAAAGCACCAGTTGCTACTCCCGCCGATTTGCCTTTAGTAGGCAACTCTTTAAATGATGCTAGAATAGTTGCAAATGATGGAGATGGTAAAAGAGCACTCTATGTGTGTATTGCTACTGTTGGGACATTACCTCAACAATGGTTAAAAATATCAGACCCTGATTGGGGTTTGACTACTTTAGATATAGCTTATGACGGCCATTCTGGTGCTGGTTCCGGTAAACTTATTACAGCGGACAGCGGTGCCGTTCAAATAAATGCTTCTGGTGCAGGCGGTGCTTTAATATTGGATGGGAATAATGCTGAAATGCTTTTAGTCAGAAAATTAGGTGATAGTGGTGATGTTTTTTCAGTTAATACTGTTGTTCCTGGTATAAATGTTTTAGGCGGAGTAACTGTGGATAATGGTTTGACTAATGGTGGTAGATATTATTTTGATGGTGGCACTACGAAATATTTGGGCAGTTCTGCTGATGGTGCAACTTTATATGAAAGTGGATTTACTACTTTTGAAATAGGCAATGATGTTTATATAAATGGTGGCTCATTGAGTGTAGGTTTTCCTCCTATCCCAACAGTTGTTATCTACGGAACAAAACAATGGACTACTTTAACAGGTTATAATTATGGACTTGGTATAACTGCGCAAGCAGACCCTGCTTCAGCGTCCGCCGCTACTTTAATTGGCGCGGATATCTCAGCGGAAAATATTTATTCAGGAGTAGGTGACTTTACTGGGACAGTTACTGGTGCTACTATTTACGGAAAACATTCTGCGTTAGGTTCCATACCAAGTGTTATAGGCTTAGCTACAGGTGCTGATTCTGAAGGTGATGTACTTGATATGATGGGTATTTCTGCCTATACTTATATAGCTAATGGAAAAACAGATACTGAGCAAACAATAATTTCAGCGGAATCCTATAATGAAGGAGCGGTTACGACTTTTTATGCTTTTAAGTATAGTAATGGAGATTCCGGTGGCACTTATGTTAATAAATATGGGTTATATATAGACGCTATTTCAGGAGCTACTGCTTTAAATTACGCTATTTATACGGCAGGTGGCGACACTTATTTTAATGAAGGAACATTAACTGCTATTAAAGGCGGTGCGGCATCCATTTCCTCTAGTGTAGTCCCAGCTACAGCTAAAATATTTAATAATAATCCTCTTCCAGACCTTATTCATATACCAATAGGTTTATTTGTTGAGAGCGCACCGGTTTCCTCTCTTGCTGTTGGTGTATATATGCTGGGTAATAATTACTCCACAGATTTTATTGATGGCAAATATATTGCTAAAGATGAGGTATCAACAATTACCGCTAATAATGTGGTTACTTTTGGAACTACTAATATCGCGATTTCAAATATTACAGAAAGTGATAGTTGGGATTATATAACTATTAGCGGAACAACGAATGGTAAAGATGGTATGTATCCTGTTGATTCAGTAGTTGGTTCTGCGGTAACTTTAAAAGATTTATCAGGTGGTAATCCTGGGTTTAATCCTGGTGATAGCGTAATAGCTTCATATACCTCGGCTAGAGCGTCTTTTGGAGATGCTAGTAGTAATTCTGTTTACTGTATACAAGGTCGTGTAGGTGGTTCAGGATTAGTAGTTGAGGGTTTTGCTGAAGCTACTGGTTCTTTATCAAGATTTGAATCTAATATTGCTACCTATTCGGGTTCAATGATATATATTGACAACGCAGGAACAGGGTATGCTATTGAAAGTCTTAAAGGTAATGTTCATATTGCGGCGGGTAATATTGAATGTCATGGTAATTTTAATAGTGGTGTGATAGGTGGTTCTTCAGGAGCTTTATTATTAAATGGTTCTACTTCAGGAGTAGTTACTGTTACTGTTGGGGTTGCGGCTGGAACTTATACGTTAACTTTGCCTAATTCTAATGGTGACCCTAGTCAATTTTTACAAACTGATGGAGATGGTAATTTGTCTTGGGCTTCCATTACTTATCCAGTACCAACCACAATTACAGTGGCAGACGAGTCTACTGATACTTTGTGTTATCCAATTTTTGTAACCGCGGCAACTGGCGACTTAGAACCAAAAACTAATGCTAAGTTATTCTATGATTCTCTTTATGGAACTTTAAATATTCAGGGTGGTGGCGGTTCTCCTTCACTTACTTCTCCTTCATTAACTAATACTGTTAATGTTTTCAATAATAATGGAATGTCTGATACTATTCATTTCCCTCTTGGATTATATGTAGAAAGTTGCCCTGCTTCTCCAATGGCAATAGGTTTATTATTGGGTGGTTCACCTTCATATTCTACTGATTTTGCTGATGGTAAGTTTATTACTAAAGATGAAGCAACTCTTGTTACTGGGACAAATGAACTTACTTTTAGTGTTACTGATATAGCGGCGAGTAATATAACCGGAGTGGCTGGATTTGATTTAGTAATTATTGCCGGAACTAGTAATAATAAAGATGGCATGTATTTACCAGTAGGTGCTGTTGGTGCTGTTGTTACTATAACAGATTTAGCAGGCGGTGCTCCAGGATTAAATCCTACCGATAATATTGTTGCTTCATTTTTCTCGATGAGAGTTAGCCTTGGAGACGCTTCAGGTTCCTCTGCAATATTTATGCAAGGGAAAACAGTGGGTCATGCTATATCCGTTCAAGGATATGGAACTGGAAGTTCAGATTTGGTTGAAATGATAGCAAATGATGTTACTTTTACTGGTGATGTTTTATCTTTGGATAATAAGGGTACTGGTTATGCTTTAAACATTGTTAATGGAGATGTATTGTTTGGAACTTCTAGATTCCTTACTTCAGGTACTATAGCTACTGCGGCTAATGATATGACTTTAGTTGATGCTAATTATTTTATAGTTTCTGGTAATACTCAGATAAATGCTATTACTACTGCTGGTTGGCAAGCAGGTTCTACTTTAGGCTTAATATTTACAGGCACTCCTACTGTTAAGAACAATACCGCTGGAGGTGCCGGAACTGCTAAAATACTTTTAGAGGGTGGTAGGGATTTAGTTTGCGCGGCAAATACTACTTTATATTTAGCTTATGATGGCACACAATGGCAGGAAATAAGCCATAAATCTCCCTCAACTGCTGGTTCTATACTAGGCAGTATGCTTCAAAATACACCTACGGATTTAGGTGCGGCTAACGTAACTATTAATTTAAGTAATAGTAATGGTTCTTACGTAACCAATTTGACTATTGATGGCGCTTTCTCAACCGATAATATTACTGTGACAGGTTCTCATACTTATGATGTTACTACTGCTTCAGGAGCTACTTATCAAACCGATGGTACAGAATTTATTATTCACTGTACTTATTCTACAACAGGCACTCAAGCTATTACTTTGGATACTGATGAATTAGTTTCAGGTCGTATGCTGGTTATTAAAGATACTGCTGGAGGAGCTGCGACATTCCCTATTACTATCTCAACTGAAGGTGCGGAAAAGATTGATGGGCAAGATACTTATGTTATTAATGTTAATTATGGTTCAGTAACTTTATATTCTAATGGGACGCATTGGTTCGTGGTTTAATAAAATTAATCTTATATATGTCCTATCTACCTGCTAATAATGGAAAACTTACCTTGCGACCTAATATTGTAAATACTCAACCAAAAATAAACGACAATAAGCCAACCGAAGTATACAGGGGTTGTGATGTCGGATATTCTTTTCCAATATATGCCGCAGATGATGAGGAACTAAATTTTAGAATGAGAATACCTTCGGAATGGGACGGGGCAACTGACCCTCAATTTGGAATGATGTGTACCATTACAGGAGCAGAAGATGTAGGAGACAAATTTAAATTTCAGCTAGAGTGGCAGACTACTACTTGTGGTGGGGATACCGTTATGGGAACAACTACCTCAAACTGTGTTTCAGAGCAAACTATTATTACTGGTGGTGCCTCAGCTTATACTGCATATTGTGTATTTTTTAATATAGATACAGATGACGCAACTAATCCTTTAATAATTGGCCGTATGCTTCAAGGCAGATTAAGAAGAATTGCCGCGAGTGCTAATGAAGTAACTAATGAAATAGCAGTTTGGGATTGGGCAATTATGTGGAGAACAGATAAGATGTTTGGCGCTTGGAGCGTAGAAACCAATGTTGTTTAATTAATAATTTTATATATGTCTTATCTACCAATAATTCCTTACGGAAACGAAACCTTAAAAACACTAACATTTAGTTCTAGTTCAGGAGCTTTGCCAATAGTAACTATTACTGGTGACGTTATTCTTAGATTTATAGCTGTTTGTAAAACAGGTTTAGCTTCTGGAGCTGGTGGAAGTATTTCTTTAGGTGTTTCTGGGAATACTGCTATATTAAATCCTTTAACTTTAGCTACTGATTTATTAGAAAACGAATTGTGGTTTGACGCTTCTCCCGATACTACATTTGATACTTTAACTAATGCTATGAAAGATTTTGTTGTTAGCAATGGTCAGGATATAATATTAACTTGTTCAGATGTTATAGATTCAGGGGCTATTGACTTTTATTTCTTTTGGACACCTTTATCTGCTAATGCTTCTGTTGTAGTTGCTTAATAGCTAATTTTAAAATATGCTAAAAAATGTCTTTTTACCATTAGAACATTTTGCCAGTAAAACTTTAACTATTACCAGAACAAATGGTATATCTAATTTATTTACTGTTGCTGGTAAAGTTGCTATTCGTCTTATAGCTATTTGTAAATCAATGGACGCGCAAGTTACTAATGAAAGCTTATTTCTTAATGGTTCGGGATACGCTTCCGGCACAGGCACTGGAATATTTAATACTGCAACTACTGTAATAAAGACGAGATTTAAACCTTACTTCCCGATAGTTACTGCTGGTCCCTTTTTCTTTTTAATGTATGCGAGTAATGGTGGTAGATATACTATTTACATTCCTGCTGGCAATTCGATGATTATTAATCTGGGAAATACTCCGGTCTTTACAATATCTTATGCTACTTGGTCAGCGGCGTGGAATAATTATGATTGGAATGAGATGACAATTACTGCTGTTGAGGCTGGTGGAGCAGGTTCAACAGTGGTCTTAAATGGAGTAACAATCGCTGCGACTGGTGCTGCGTTCACAAAAGATAATCCTGCTGTTCTTTATGTCGGATGCAGATATGATGCAACTGGTAAATTTAAGGGAGAAATTGATTATATCCGTATTTATTCTGATGCTGGAATGACTACTTTAACAGCTAACTATGAATTTAATGGTGATTATACTAGCGGAGTAAGTTCTACCAATGACCTATCGGAACAGGGTTCCGGAAATTCTTTTTCCTGTATAATATCTTTGGGGTTACAGACGCCTTTAACAGGATTTATTACTGATACAGAGGCTAGTAGTTTATTAGCAAATGAGATATGGTTTGATACTACTCCAGACACTACTATTGATACTTTAGATAATGCCTTATTAAGTTATGTAATTAATGGTGCTTCAATATTTGCAAATACAACGGGTGGTATCAATTCTGCTCAAATAGCTTTTTATTGTTTCTGGACGCCACTTTCCGTAGGAGCTTCAGTAACACCTACTTAATAATTATACTTAAAGGAGGGTTAGGAATGTCAGGGTGCAACCACGAGAGATATAACTGGGTAACGAAGATTACTGCCGATAAGGTTACATATACAAAAGTATGCTTTATCTGCGGTAAAAAACTTGACGAACAGTCAGTTCCAGTAAAGGAGGTAGATGCGAGCCTTATACAAGAAGAAGGTTGAGGAATGTCAGCATGAACGCAAATATTGGAAACTGATAGGCAAGACAGTAGTTACCAATCCGCTAACACATATACAGTATATTTACTATTGGTATGTTTGCGATTTGTGCGGAACGAACAGAAACGAAAAAAAGGAACTTTAAAAAAGGAGGTGGGCAAAAACTTGTTTAAAGTAAAGGTTAAAAGAATTTGCTTAAATTGCGGAAATGAATTATCACCTATTCTATTGCCAAGGAAATTTTCAGGAAAGGTTATAAAAGTGATATGTGCTAAATGCCAATCAGAAAGAGAGAAAAAGGGGGTGAGTAAAGTGTAACTAATTTGGCTTTTCAGGGATTTGAGCCTTATCAATCCCTGACCATATTAATTAATAACTAAAATAAAATGGCCGGGGTAAAAGAAGAAAGTAGAATACCTAATATATTATACAGACAAGTATCTTTAATCTTATCTTTAATTAGTGTTGTTAGTATTATAATTGGTGCTTTTGTTTACTTAACCTCTCCTACAAAAGATAATGACACTGCCATACAATTACAAGAGCAACGAATTGCTACACAGGATAAAACTATTGAAACTCTGACTAAAACACAACAAAATGATACCCAAGAAGTAAAAACAGCTATTACCAGTTTAAATAAAGAAGTTAACGATTTAAAAATATATATCAGTAATCTTTCTACGATTATTGATGAGAGGATACCTAAAGAATAATGGAAGATGATTTTATTCAGTTAGCTTTAAAAATGATATTTTCAATACTATTAATATTATTTTTATCTTTAGTTGCGTTTGGCTACTTGATAAAATTAATATCTTTATTAAATAGTTACATATTATGAAAGAAGAATTACTAAACATAGTAGGCGATTTAGGTCAAGATGTTATAGAATGGGTATTTGATAAAATAGCAAGTATACTCCCCGATTAGAACCCCTTAATTTATCGTAAAATGCCCCCTATTTAACGTTTTACTTACTAATAGGTATAAAATAACCTTTTTAAATAATTAACGCCTAAGAGCATGAATACCAAAATACAAAGGCAACCTTGCGAAGTGTATAGTAGAATAGTAGGTTATATAAGACCTGTTAATCAATGGAATAAAGGAAAAAAGTCAGAATTTAAGGATAGAAAAGTATATAAAATAATTTGACAAAGTTAAAAAAATTATGGTATTGTAAAAATAGCTAATTAATTTAATCATATTGTATGTTAAAAGTAGAAGACTTAAATGTCGTGATGAAAAAGTTTAACGGAGACACCATAAAGGATATGGATGCCTCTGACTTAACTTTAAAAAAAGTTTTATTAAATCAACTGGGTAGTTTCCCTGGTCAAGGGCAAAGAGCCTCTGGGGCAGAACAAATTAAGGCTTATGATTTGGGCATAACAATCCAAAAATCTGAGAAAGAAATTTCCTTAGAAGATGAACAAGTAAAATTTATTGTTGAGAAGGTTATTTCAGCTAATCCATTATATGCCTCAATAGTTACAGGTCAGGTTTTAAAATTATTAAAAAATGAATAAATAATTCCTTTATGGCAGACGTAATTACATTATCAGAATATAAAACTGCTAAAAATATTACGACTAATAGTAATGATACGCAACTTTCTTCTTTAATACCTTTAATAAGTGATTATATTCAGAAGTATTGTAACCGAGAATTCGGAATCGGTCTTTACACAGAAAGAAGAGAAGGCGTGAATACTTATGATGGTCGGTATATGTTTTTTGCGTCTAATAAACCTATTATTAGCGTATCGCAAATAAATTTATATTTTTATGGAATTACTACGCCAGTTTCCCTTAATGTTAGTCTTTTAGATATATTTAATAAAGCGGGTTATGCTTATTATTCTGGGGCTTTAACTTTTAATCAATCTGTTATCCGAGACGAATATAGAGAAGGATATTATTATGATATAATTTATTCAGGGGGTCAACCTGCTCCAGGAGCGGTTAAGTTAGCGGCTATTAATATGTTAACAGATACTTTTGAAAGGTTTTATGAAGACCCTATTTCAAGCGGTATTGATAATAGAACAGGTGACTTAAAATCTCTGAAAATTGGAGACTATCAAGAAACTTATGCAGAAGATAAAGATGTTCTACACAATGCTAATACAGGCTTAATCATGACTAAAACCGTAGAAGATTTGTTAAAACCTTATAAATCTACGGGAGTATTATAACTTTATGTCAACTACTAAAATACCAGACCGATTATTTAATACTGTTGTCCGCTTAGAAAGACGAACAACCACTCTTGATTCTATTGGGGATTTTACAGAAGTCTGGACTAGTATAGTAGATAATATTAAAGCCTCTATTCAGCCTACTTCTGCAACTGAAAGTAAAGTTTATAGTGCAGAAGAACAAGGAAGAGAATATACTGCTAGTTTTAAAATATATTTTAATCGCGATTTACCACAAGCTCCTTTATTTGGAGACCGAGTAGTAGAAATAGCAACTGGCAAAATGTATCCTATCATAGGAGTCAATCTTTTCAGAACTCCTACGGCAGGTAGTCATCACTATAAACTTTATTTAGAAATACCAAGAGAAACTAAGTCCTAAAAATATGATATCATTTACTATAAAAGGACTGGAACAAACTATAAAAAATATTAATAATATAGAAGTCAATTTAACGCCAGTATTAAATAAGGCATTAAAAGCTTCTGCGACTTTAACCCTAAATAGATTGAAACAAAATACTCCTGTGGATACCGGTGCTTTAAAGGGCAGTGAAAAGATAACCATTAATGGTTTAGTTGCCACTATCGGCCCAGGAGACGCTTATATACCTCATTATGCTCCAGATGTAGAATTTGGGCATCACACCAGAAGCGGTAGCTGGGTGCCAGGACAGCATTTTATTGAGAGAACTAGGGTGGAAACCAATCGTGATATACAATTATTATTCTATACAGCAATTGCCAGTCTATTCAAATAAACTATTATGTCTAGAAATACACAAACTTTAAAAGAATTAATCATGACTACACTTACGGCTGACGGGACACTTCAGACACTTTTAGGCGGGGCAGGAAAAATTCGGCATGCTAATCCAAGTCAATTAGCAGAATATCCCTGTGTAGTATATTCTATAATCACAGAAGACGATAATGCTTATTCCACAGACAGGAAAAGTGATATAACCAATACTAGACTAGGAATACAAGTTTTCAGTAAAACTACTTCTTGCCAAGAAGCAGATTCTATCAGTGATAGAATATTTGAGATTTTAGATGGGCAAAATCTAGTAGCTTCTGGAATATTATGCTATTCCTGTTATCGTATTAGTTCTTTCCCAATGTTCGAACCTGATGTTAAAGTTTGGAGAATTGAAAATAGATTTAATTTAATAAATACTATTTTATGACCGACATACTTTGGAAATGGGATAACAATGACAAATTTCCTTTTGGTAAAGAAATGGTATTGAGATTTGAAAAATGGACAGGTATTAAAAATCCTGATATTTCAGAGGCTTTAAGGGACTTAACGGCAGATACATATTGGGAAATGAGGAAATTAGAGGCAGTATGTTTATCTGAAATAGAAAGATTAATACTGGAAGATAAATATCCTGGTTATTTAAATGGTGTTGAATTAACATTGGAGCAAAAGAATTTATTAAAAGAAAAATCGGATGCTGTTAAAGAAGATTTAAAAGAATTTTTCAGAAAGACTTTATATAAGAGATGGTGCGCTTTATTAACCAGGCAAAAGATTGGGGTGGATAAATTAGGAATTGCTATTAAACCATATATTAGTTATAATAATGGACAAGAAGACCAAAAAGATAAAATTCGTGCTTCCAGCGAGGAGTAGATACGATGTGTTCAAATACGGAGAATTTATGTTCCGTGTTGACCGCAATCTGAAACCTATTCCAGTTGAAGTGCCAAGCGGAGTAGCAGACCTTCTTCTGCAAATGACGGATAAGAGTTGCCGTTGTCATTATCGGCCTCCCCGAAAAATGTTTGAGGAAGTTTTTAACTAATTAACTACATAAATCCTTATGCCTATTGATGTATCAAAAATTAATACTGGCGGTGCGGTAGTAACTATCGGTGGTTCAATTTTGAACAACCCAGATGCAGATGGTTATTACTGGGGTACAGTGTCCGGTCTAGATGTCGGCTGTACAACAGGGGGTGTTACTGTAAGCTATTCCTTTGAAAAGCAGGATATTTTCTGCGACCAAACCTTAGCGGCAGTAGAATCCTCTATTATTTCAGAAAAAGCAGAAGTTAAAATGTCTATGTTAGAAACAGACGCTGCGAAATTACGTTATGCTATTCAGCAATGTACTTATATGACTACTGCTGGTGTGGCTAGTAAAATAGGTGTTGGTGGTGTTACAGCATTAGCTTTTGTGCCATTAAAATTAGAAATTACGGAAAATGACACTAGTAACTTAATCACTTGGACTTTTTATAAAGTATTAACTGGCGGTATTGAAATTAACTTTGAAAGAGATAATCCAACCAAGTGTGATGTTACTTTTACAGCTTATGCGGATACTACACACGCCGCAGGCCATCAGTTATTCTCAGTTCATGAAGATTTAAGCTAATTATTAATCTAATAGTTTATGTCAAAGATGACACAAACCGAACCCGCTATTCCAAAGTTTAGTTCCTCTATGGAATTAACACTTCCAGCTAGCGGCGAGGTTGTTAAGATAGAAAAATTGAAAGCTGGAAAATACTATGAGGCTCAAAAAGTTTATGTAGAATGGTTACAACAGATTAGAGAGCTGATTGATGAGTCTTCTGGTAAAATTGACCCTAAAAAGTTTACAGACGAAAAGGGTAAAGTAGATACTGTTGCTATGGAGAAGGAAGTAGACGCGCAGGGTGGGCATGTTAATATTGCTGTTATGTTAAGTAAAGCAGAAGGAAGTGCTAAGAAGCAAGTTCAGTTATTAGCCATTTGTCTGGGTAAATCCGAAGAAGAAATTCTAAATAATTATTTTCCAGAAGATATGAAATTTCTAGTTGATAAAGCTATTACTCTTAATAATTTTATAGAAAATTTAAGAAAATCCGTAGCCCCTTCAGTAGGCTAGGGGGAGAATCGGATACTCCAGTATTTGCGGGTGTTCACTTGCCTACGGTAGAACCTTTCTATCTTATAGTGGACACCTTAGCAAAGAGATACGGATGGTCATTCTCAGAAATATATTGGAATATGTTTTGGGAGGATGTTTACCAAATGTATGAATTAGCATGTAATTTTAATTCACTTGAAACAAATGACGAAATGAAATTTCAATTCATATTGCATGCGGATTCAAAAAGTAAATGGCAAGATTTGTCACTGCCTTATCCAGATAAAGATTTTATTAAAACAAAAGCGCCCAAAAGAGAAGAACCGTTCTTTGTTCAACGGGTAACTAAGCGGGAAAAGGCCTCTGTTCAGCAATTAGAAAGAGCCAAATACGTAAAAAATAGGTTAGCCGAACATAAAAAGAAACTTATAGAAATGGGCTATTAATTTACTTATGGCGACTTCATCAGACCAAATTAATATCATAATTAGTGCTGTAAACCAAGCGTCCGCGGTGCTTAGTCAGGTTGAAGGCGATTTGAAAAAGTTAAGTGATACAGCTAGTAAATCAATGTCTAGCATTGAGAAATCTAGCGAATCATTAATGTCCAGTTTACGTAATGTAGGTTTAACTTTAAGCACAGCAGTAACTGCTCCTTTGACTTTATTGGGCAAAGCTATGGTATCTCAAGTAGGGCAATTAGAACAATATAAAATTGCTTTTGATACTATGCTAGGCTCCGTAGAAAAGGGCAGTTTTTTGTTGAAACAAATTTCAGATTTCGCAATGAAGACTCCGTTTACTTTACAGTCAGTAGCTGAAGGTACAAAACAATTATTAGCTTATGGGTATAGTCTTCAAGAAATTATACCTAATTTGCGTATGTTAGGTGATGTCGCCGCAGGCGTAGGCGCTCCTATTCAGGATATTATTTATCTACAAGGCACTTTAAAAGCACAAGGTCAAGCTTATATGATGGACATTCGGCAGTTAGCTAATAGGGGTATTCCTATTTATAAGGAATTAGCTCGTGTTTTTGGTGTTAATGTTTCAGCGGTCAGAGATTTAGTAACGGATGGCAAAGTAGGATTTGCAGAAGTTCAGAAAGCTTTTATTAATATGACTTCTGAAGGGGGACTATATTATAACTTGATGAAAAAACAGTCTGAAAGTCTTAATGGTATTATTTCTAATATTAAGGATAGTTTTTTGAGAGTTTCTGCAGCAATATTAGGTGTTACGTTAGAATCAGGAAAATTAAATACTGTTATTAAAGGTGGTGCTTTTGACCAGTTAAAAAATGTTGCTACTTCAATAATGAACGCTATGTCAGCATTAGCGGAGGCTTTCAGTAAATTAAGCCCTTCAACGAAAGCGATGATAATAAATTTAACCCTATTAGCCGCGGCTTTAGGTCCAATAGCTCTATTAATTTGGGGGATAAATGTGGCACTAGGTGCTTTATTAACACCACTAGGTTTAGTTTCTCTAGCTATCGTAGGCATAGTAGCTGGATTTGTTATTTTAAAAAAAGTATTTGAAGATTATATTAATAGCCAAACAAATTTTAATCAAGAACAATTAGATACTCTTAATGCTGGATTTGCTGAACGCAGAGCTTTATTGGAAGAAGCCTATAAAGTAGAATTGGATATTGCCACAAAACATTATACGGAATTAAATAACGAAATTGCTACTGCAGTAGATAACGCTAAAGCTAAAGAAGGCAAAGCACTTGATGATAAATTACAAAAAGCTAAAGAAAGTTATTTAAAGACTATTGAAGAAAATAAAAATAAAAATAATTTAGTTTCTTCAGACGACAATGAAACGCATAGCATTTTACTGGATAAAGCAACAAAATATTATGCGGAAGCTTTAAAAGAACATGGAGATGGTATGGAAGCTATTGAGAATAAGGTTAGAGAAGGTTATCAAGGGCAGTTATCCGCGGCGGATGAAGAACTGAAAAATATTCTAGAAAGACAAATTCAAGCAGACAGGGATATAGAATTAGAGCAGATTAAAAGTGCTGAAAAGCAGGGTGGTATTTATGACGCTAAAAATAAAGTAATTTTACTAGGTTGGAACGCTCTTTGGTTTCAGATGAAGAACGGATTTTTAAAGTGGAGCGAAATAATTTTAACTTCTGTTATAAAATGGGGTAATGATATGATTAGCAAGGGAACTGCCATTGTTAATGGTATTATTTCCGCATTTCAAAAAGGCTGGGCAAAAATTAAAGAAGGCTGGGATAATCTAAGAGCTGGTAAAATTGTAGAAGCTGGCATATCTTTTTCAGAGGGTATTTCCCCCGAGAAACTATTAAGTAATATTATTGTAGAGGCTAATGATAGTATGGAGAGTGCGGTTTCTGAAAATTTAGCCCATTATCAAACAGCAATAGAAGACATAAACAAACGATATTCGACAAAGACTGGGGATTATTTTAATATGGACGAAGAATTAGCTAAATCATTAAAGAATATTAAAGACAGTATTAGTTCTGTAAATACGGAATTAGACAAAGAGCCTACGGGTGGGGATAGTGCTAGTGATAAGGCTAATAAGCTAGAAAAACAGGTTAAAGAATTAGGGCAAACCCTAGAAGATTATGGTGTTTTTGCTATTAAAGCAGGAGATAAAGTTGTTGCTACTTTTAAGGATGCTCGGGGGGGTGTAGACGCGGCAAAAAAGGCTATTGAAGATTTAAATAAATCGCATGAAACTTTTGGAAATGACGTAATAGAAATTGAGAATAAAATAGGTAAATCACTTGATGAAGAATATACTAAGCGGGAAAAAAGCTTAGATTCTTATGATTCAGTAAATGAGAAATTAAAAGAAGTCAGTAAGAATGTAGACACGATTATCTCTAAACATCAAAAATGGCTTGATGACGCTAAAAAAGGTTTAGAGGATTATGATACTTCTTTACTGAAAATTAATGAAGACTATAAAAAAATAGCTAGGGAATTACAGGAAAGTTCTGCGGAAGAGTTAGTTAATGGTTATGTTGACGCAGAAGAAAAAAGAGCAGAAGCTATTGAGAAAGTTCAGGAAGCCCAAGAAGATTTAGATAAGCTATTATCTAGTGGTACCGCAGAAGGAGATTCGATAGCGGATGCTACTAAAAAGGTTGCGGATTTAACTGCGGAATTAGATAAGATTAATAAGTATCAGGCTGATTTTAATAATCTAAAAAATACTACTACTGATTTTGCGACTCAATTAGAGGCTGTAAAAAAACAATTAGAAAACACTACCTTATCCGAAGAAGAAAGAACTCGCTTAATAAGAGAGCAATATACTTTAATGGGTAAACAACAGCTAATGGGAGAAGCTTTAGCGGATGTTGATAGCGAAATGGCTGATTTTAAAGCAGAACAACAATTATCAGAAATTGATTTTATTGCTTATAAATTAGGTAAAGAATTAGAGGCTACAGAAATTAAAAAACAAGCGGAAATTAAGGCTCTTGAAGATATGAAGAAAGTTAATGAAGCTATTATGGCTGGAACTATTGATATTGAAGCGTTAAAAGCTGGCGGTGTTACTTCTGAAGAAGCTTTATTAAAAGCACAACAAGCACAACAGGATTTGGTAGATTATCAATCAAAATTAGAGGCTCAAAAACTTCTTTTAGAGCAATACAAAAATGAAGAAGTTACGATTTATTCCAATACCAGATTACAATTAGAAGAACAACAGGCGATTTATGAATCTTATTTAACGGCTAGTATAGATAGATTAATAAAGAAGTATCAGGAATTAGCCGCGGCGGCAATATCTGCAAAAAATGCTGGAGCTTCTACTCCTAGCGCTACTCCAATAGCACCATATTCTTCTGGAGGATTTACTCCTATTGGGAATATTAGCGATATAGCCGGCGTAGTTCATAAGGGAGAATGGGTGGCGCCAAATTGGATGATAAAGAAATTTGGAGACCTATTTAAAAATCTAGAAGGTGTTAGAACGAATAGAGGGTTTTCAGGAGGCGGTTATACTTCTCCAACATATAATCAAACCTTTAATATGAATAATAATATTAATGACATGTTAGACTTTAACGCTATAATGAAAAATGCCGCTTGGATAATGAGGTCAATGTAAATATTTTTAAATATTAAGTAAAAACATATCTTAAATTACATCTATACTATTACAAATTCTTATACTGGAGAATCGGTATACATTAATGCTAATAACATTAATGGAGTGCCTGGTACCATTACTTGTGGTGCTGGAGAAGGTTTAATTTTGCAGGAATATCCTGGTTTTGAATTAGATGTTAGAAATGAAGAACAGGTAAAAGCAGGTCAGCATGGAATTTGGGATTTTTTCAGTTTTTATGGTAAGCGGAATATTACTTTTTCTGGAATAATATTAGGAGCAGACCATTCAGAAGTAGTGACTTTAGAAGAAAGATTAAAAAAGGTGTTTTCTCTTCCCTCTCAACCCATTGAGAATATTAATGATGGTTATATCACTATCAGCTGGGTAGATGTTCTAGGACAGGCATGGCAACTAAACGCTAAAATACAGCAGGATTTACAATTTAGAAGAACTCTTGGGATAAAAAATCAGGCAAGCTTTTTTATTAGTTTAAAAGCAAGCGACCCCTATATTTTATCCGTAGATGAATTTTTAATAACATCTTTAATGGGCTGGAGACAAGGACAATTTATCTTGCCTTCGTTTTTACCTAACAATATTAATATCTTTTATAATAATTTAGTTCAGTTTTATCAAAACGGAACTTCCGAAGCACCTGTTACTTTTAAACTTTATGGCTCATCTTCTAATCCTAAAATAACTAAACTAGTAGAAGATTTTTCTTCCAGTAGTTTATTGTCCAATTTTAATTCAGGCTGGATTGGTGGTACTGATGATACAGACCATTTTCAGACTACTTCTCCTGGTAGAAAATTAACATCTTCTGGTTCCCAAGATTTTATGAATTTAGCAGGTAGTTTTGATTTAGATTATTCTAATACTTTTACCGAAGATACTATTTTAAATAGTTGCGATGGTTATGCTTTAGATGGAACTTTTATAGGATTATATGACGCTACTAATGTACGGACGGATTTAGTGGAAAAAATAGAAGGTAGAGGTGCTGTTGCGTTTGATATTGTTGTTAGCATAAGCCCTAATAATTATGCAGAATTAAGAAATACTACAATATCTTTAAAAGATATAACGGATTTTGATGATGGTTATTTAGAATTTTATACCTATATTCCTGATGTAACCAATATAACATCAATTGATTTGACTGTGGGTAGTAATTCGGGTGCTAATGGTTTAACCTCTAGTATTACTACTGATTATCTAGGCAACCCTTTTTCTAATGGCTGGAATAAACTTCAAGTAGATTTTTCAGCAATGACTACTTATGGTACAGGCTTAGATTATTCCGCTCTTGATACAGCCATTATAAGATTTAATTATGGTGCTGGTCAGGGGGATATGAATGATTGTAGAATAGATTGTCTTACAGCTTATAAGAGAATAAGAAGGCAGTGGATAACTTTTTGGATGTATATTGACGATATCAGTAATATGGCTATTGGTGATTATTCTACAAGCCAGAATTATATCAAGTTTTCCGAAACTATTGGAGTTGATGAATTTGTGCTAGATTTTAGAACTATTAATGCTACGCTACAAGATGGTTGGAATTTTTGTAAAGTTCTAAAAGACCAGTTTGAAATTATTGGTAGTCCTAGCTGGAATAATATTGTTAATATAGAGTTTAGTATTAAATCTCGCCCATTAACATCCTTAAATATTACTTTTTCAGATTTATATGTTCAGAATATTGACTTTACGGAATATAAACTAGAATTAGCGTATGTAATACCTTCAGGCAGTTATGTAGAATTTGATTCTAAAGAAGGTACTATTCTTCTTGATGGTATAACAGATGTTTCCTCTTATCTAACTTCAGATAGCGAATGGTTTTATGCCAGCCCAAAACAAAATACTTTTATTTATGAAAGTGATACTAACCCTAATATAACTTTTGAATATCCTACACAAAGATTTGATGTAAGTTGGCGGGATGCTATGTTATAGAACCCCCTAATTTGCCTAAATTTGCCCTTTTAAGGGCAGTATAGCAAGTAAAAGGTATAATTTTAACCTTTAATTATAAAAGTATCTACAAACTAACTATATACAATAAAGACTTTTCAGTAGCATTAACCTCCTTGTTCCTTGGAGCAGACATTTATAATTTATCTTATTCTAATGAAATAAATAAGCCCGGAGCATTAACTTTTTCTATTCCCATTAAAAATGGTAAGGCAAGTACCCTAAATTTGAAACCTTTTAATAAAGTTATTTTAGAGAAAGGAACTACTGGTAAATTTATAGGTTATATTGAGGATATGCAAGTTGATTTAAATCAGATACTAGTAAATTGCGTAGGTATGCTAGGTTTCTTTAAGTATAGACTTTATTCAGCCAATATTTTAGCAACTCCAGCTAATACAGCTATCTCAAATATTCTGACAACAGTAAATGCTTCAGATAATACAGGTATTACTTTAGGCACAGCAACTGTTACTAATATAGTAAATGATATTAACTTTAGTCGTTCAGACGTTTTATCCGCTTGGCAAAAAATTGCCCAAATGGCAAATAATTCTGAGTTTATAATTAATACGGATAAGACTTTAGACTTTTTACCCAAACTAGGAACTGACAAAAGCGGTACAATAGTTTTTAGGTATATTAGCAGTCAAATTAATACAGCAACCATATATGATTTTAATATAGAACTTTCTGGTAAAGACATGGCTAATTCTATTCAGGGATATACTTCGGGGCTTTCCTCTTTTCAGCAAGACGCTCCTTCAATATTAGTGTTTGGTCAATTAGACGAAGCTAAAGATTTTAGCCAAACTAATAATGGGCTCGATTTAGCAAGTGAGGTTTTAAGTTATCTTGATAACCATAAAAGTGAATTTTATGTGCCTAAAATAGTCCCCAATATACAAAAAATAGATATAGAAAGTTTTGATTTAGGGGATATTGTAAAAATTAAATTAGACAACGGATTTATTTCAATAGACGAAAACCAAAGAATTATTAAAAAAACTATTAAAATCTCAAATAATTTAAAAGAAAACTGCGAGCTTAATTTATCTTCTGTAACTAAGAATTTATTGCCCTCTCCTTTTCTAGGTGATATACTGGAAATGGAAAAAAGAATTAAATTACTCGAAGGAAATATTTAAAAATTAATAAGATACTATGTCGATAAAAACATACATAATCAATAGTAATCAAGCAGAATATACTGATTCTGAGTTTAGTGCTATTCAGACAGAATTATATGACGAGGGTGTTTTAAATCAACAGGCTTCTAATAACGATTTAGAGGTTATTCAGCATGGAGCAGGAGACATGACTGTTGATATTAGAGCCGGTGGTTGTTTAATTGATTATTTAAAAAATGGGGATACCTGGAAAGTTATTACTAAAAATAATGCTACGGTAAATAAGGTTATTTCAGCAAATGCTGGAGGTACTAATCGTGTTGATGCGGTTATAGTACATCTAAAACAAACGGAGCCAAATTCCTTGAAGAATAATGTAGCAGAAATAGTAGTAGTTACCGGAACAGGAATAACAGCGTTAACAGATGGTGATATAGATACAGCAGAAGGGGATACTAATTGGTATAGATTAGCGGATATTACAGTAGTCCCTGCTGCTACACAAATTTTAACAGCAGATATTACTGACACAAGAACTCCTGTGGCAATAGGTATTAATACAGGTGGTTATCAAACTATTTTCCATGGTAATATTGTAGAAAACCCAATGATAGCTAATTTAGACTGTGCGAGTTTTCAAATCCAAAATACTGGGGATATTTATCCTGATGTGGACAGTACGCGAGATATCGGCACACCTCTTAATAGATATGACCATATTTATGCCGATTATTTTGATGGGGATGGCAGTGGAATTACAGGCGTAGGAGCAGATTCAGAAATTATTACCTTAATAGCTGGTGAAAATATTAATGCTGGAGACGAATTAACTTATTTGAAATTTACTTCTTTTGCTCAAACAGATAAGACTTATGTTGATAGTGCTAATCCTACAACTAACTATAATGCTTCTCCATATATTTATACTGCTACTACGGAAAAGATTTATATCCATTTTCCAGTTACTGCTAATATTCCAGTAGGAGCTACTGTTGAGTTTGCAGAATTAACATTTACTAATTACGCGGCAGGTTCTAGTGGTAATGGAGGAACAGCACAAGTATCTATTCCAGATACCGATTGGGTCTCTACTACCCTAACCTGGAATAACCAACCTGCTGGTTCTTTAGTTTCAGAAACAGCAAGATACGTATGGAGAATTGGAGGCGGAGCAGGAGATTTGAAAAATTTCCATGATGTTACTAATTTAGTTCAAGGAATACGAGCAGGAACGTATGCTAATAATGGATTTAGAATTTTTAGTGCGGCGGTTGGCGCTTATAGTAATACTATTGGATATACCGCGACAGGTTTATTATCCGTATTTTATAGAGAAACAGGTAAAGTCTATAAATTTAGCACTTCTACTGATAGAAGTAAAAGAGGAACTATGGCTAAATATGCCGGAATTGCTATTGACACAGTATCCGCAGGAGACCCTGTAAGAATTAGAATTAGTGGCAGATGTCCTGAAAAAACAGGTTTAACGCCAGGAGCTTATTATTATGCTCAAAATAATAATACTATTTCAACCACGCCTGATGCAATATTGTCCGTTAAAATAGGTAAGTCGGATGCCGATGGAAATTTAATATTATTTCCTAATGTAGAGTTACTATACGAAGGCTCTTTTTCTAGTGCCTTAACTAATGAGTGGACTTATTTTGCTACTTATGCGGCAGTCCCTGCTAATTATCTTTTAGAATTTTATGCACCTTATTTAGGCTTTCAGGCTGTAAATATGGACTGGCAAACTTTTAATACTGCAGGAACAATAGGTTGGATGTCTCATTGGTCTATTAATCAAACTGCTTCTTATGCTTATATAGTTAATAATACAAGTAATGGTATTTATAATAATGTGTATTTAGAGAATTATTTAATAACTCCACCAGCTTTTACATATGTCAATGGCCGATATGCTAGACTCGCAGGAAGTATCCCAAGCGCAGCGTTAGTCACTGCTTATAGAATATTTAGGGCTACTAATTATTAACTTTTTAATATGTTTAGTTTCATACAAAAAACCTACGAAACAAAATTTACTTCCACAAAAGAATTAATCGTTACACATAATTTAAATAATTATGTAGAAAATATAGTCATTGTAGCAGAAGATTTAACTCCTATCCCTTCGGAAAAATATACTATTATGGAACGAACAGAAAATTCTTTAAAGATAGTTTTTTCAGAGGAAACTTCGGGTAGTATTTTTATTACTTCTCAAAAATTATTGGCTACTACCAATCAAGGTAAACAATTTTATATGACTATTTCCGAAGAAGGTGAATTAGGTTCTATATTAATAAGCTAACTTAAATATTTATGCCAAAACAGTTTACAATTAATGGACATGTTATTTCTTTAGGAGCGATAAAAGATAAAGACGATAGAAGAGACTATCAAGTAGCTGATATTATGGGTGCGGCAGAAGACGTGTATATTCCTGATGAATTTGAGGTCGCTCCTATTACTAAAATTAAATACCAAAATGGGTACCCTAGTTGCGTAGGACAAGCTACATCAGCGGCAAAAGAGCCAGATGAAGGTGTGGAGTTATCTGCTCGTGGTGTTTACATTAAATGTAAAGAAAGAGACGGCAATACTAATTGGGGAACTTCTTTAAGATGCGCTCAATTAGTTTCTATTAATCCAGGTATACCAGAAGAAAAATTATTACCGGAAGACCATACAGGTGGTGTAGAAAAATACCTTAATTTAGATTATTATACAGATACTGTTAAGGCCAATGCTATCCAGCACGCTAATCAGAGCGTTTATTCAGTGGGTAAAAAATGGTTAGGCGACCATTATGATTATTTTGAAGATGTAATTAAAGCAATATGGCAATTTAAAAAAAGAGTAATAACGGGTTGTGATTGGTATGAAAGTTATGATAATATGCAATCCAGTAATTTTATATTAAAAAATCCTACTGGTGTCCTTAGAGGAGGTCATTGCTTTTATTCAAATGGAGTTAAAAAGATTAATGGTGAACGGCATATAATTTTTGTAAACAGTTTCGGTGACTGGTGGGGAGATAAAGGTAAATTTTATGCTAATAAAGAATGGTTTAATAAATATGCCTATAACGGCTGGTTACATATTGACCTGCCTAAAAAATTACCTATTGACCTTAGATATTATCCTATTGACCGAACAAATTATAACCCAGACAATACTGGCTGGAGACCTTGGAATAAATATTTATTAGAAAAAGCAATGTTAGCCTATTGGACTACAAAACTAGGTCATTTCCCTACTGTTCGAGAAATTAATGGCTCTGTATATGGTTTATGGGATAAAGAAGCTCTTTGGAGTAATCGAGTAGGTGACGCTTGGCTTTATTGCCAAAAACCTTCTTATGATAAATGGAATAAGGAAGGCATATTAGAAAATAAATTAGCGGAAATAAAAATTAAGTGCCAAAATAGTAATTGGGATGGTAAAATTTAACAATTAATTATATTTTAGAATGAATACAAAAGAAGCTAGGCATAACTTAGTAGGGCCAGGTCTTCGTTGGGAAACTGCTAGACAATTTCAGAAAGATTTTATTTTAAAGCAAGGTTTAAAACCAACGAATTTATTTTTAGATATTGGTTGTGGAACTTTAAGAGGAGACATTCCTATTATCTGTTATTTAGACGAAGGTAATTTCTTTGGTATTGATGTTCGAGATTCTGTAATAGAAGAAGCTAAACTGGAAGCCATAGAAGAAAGCGTAATAGAAAAGAAACCCAACCTTATTGCTTTTAAAGAATTTTCAGAATTAAATCTTCCTGAAATGGATTTTATTTGGGCATTTTGTGTTCTAATTCATCTTTCCGATAAAATCCTAGAAGATTGTTTTGCGTTCGTTTCTAAAATATTAAAACAAGGTGGAGTATTCTATGGTAATGTAAATAGTTATAGTGAAGAAAAGCAAGCCGCAACTTGGCACCAGTTTCCTATCCAGTTTAAGCGTGTAGAAGTCTATAAAGAATTGGGAGAAAAATATGGTTTGAAAATGGAAATTGTAGGGGAGTTACCAGACTTAGGATATATTCCAGACGGCCCAACGGAAGTGAAATTAGTAATGTTAAAATTTACTAAAACTTAATTCTTAATCTTTCTAGTATGGAAATTTTATTGGCGTCCATTGTGACCATTCTGACCGAAGCGGTCAAATGGCTTTATCAGAAAATAGATAATAAAAAGCTGGCAGACAGCCTGGTCATTCTTACGACTTTTGTTCTTTCTTTAATTGCTAGTATTGCCTATTTTGCAGTTAAGGATAAATTAAACTGGGAAATTATAGCGGTTATCTGGGGAAGCTCAATAGCTATCTATGAATTGCTTTTAAAAAGGATTCTTACTCCAGTTATTGGAGTTATATTTCGTAAACAGTAATACACAGCTTATACACTTAAAAACTTGACAAAGATTAAAAAGTGCCTTAAAATATAAATATAATAGGCACTTTTTTATTATTAAAAATGAAAATTTCTAATTTATTACAATCATGGTTAAAGGAAAATGGGTTTCAGTGGGCTATTCAACATTCAGAACATCCTGGGTGTTGGGATAAGCAATGTTCCCATTATATAGAGGAAGTAGTAATTTGGGAGCAAAAAGAACCTACAATGAAATGGGCTTTCGAAAGAGGTTGTTCTGATGACTTTATTATAAAAACTTTATTAAAAGATATTAAGATAAACAATTTATGCCAACACCTTTAAAAAAAATTTTAGACGACCTCAAAAAGACTTATGGAGAAGGGACTATTTTAGACTTTTCCAAAGATGAAAGAATTGCTGTGGAGACCATTACTACGGGTCTTCCTTCATTGGATTTTATCCTTGGTGGGGGGATACCAAAAGGCAGGATAATTGAAATCTATGGAACGGAGGGTTCAGGGAAAACTACTATGGGTTTAACCATACTTTCTAAATGTCAAGAGAAAGGTAAAAAGGTTTGTTTTATTGATGCGGAAAATAGTTTTGACCCTGCTTATGCAGAAAAGATAGGGGTAAACTTAAATAATTTATTACTTAACCAACCTAATTCTGGGCAAGAGGCTTTAAATATAGTTGAAAAATTATGTCAATCTGGTGAGGTTAGTGTTATTGTTATAGATTCCGTAGCTAATCTAGTTCCACAAGCAGATTTAAATAAGGAAATTGGTGATAGTTCTAATATAGGAAGTCGAGCGCGTATGCTTTCAGAATTATTGCCTCGTCTTTCTACTGAAGCTCGTAAAACAGGCACAACCTTAGTATTTATTAATCAAATTAGATTTAAGATAGGAGAAATATATGGCAATCCAATGACTACGCCTGGCGGTATGGCTTTGAAATTTAATGCTTCTCTTAGAGTAGAAGTTCATGCTAGTAAAGAAGAAGAACAGAATGGCAAGACCGGTGTTAAGGTTACTGTTAGAGTCCGTAAAAATAAAATAGCACGCCCTTTCAGAAAAACAGAGCTATTTTTAGAATTAGGAATTGGCTTTGACGTATTTACGGATTTAATTGAAACGGCTATAACAGCTGGAGTAATAGAACAAAAAGGAGCTTGGTATGTTTATGGAGATTTAAAATGTCAGGGTTTTGAAGAATTATTGGCAAAACTTACAGAAAATGATAAACTAAAAAAAGAGATAGAACAAAAGCTTTTAACAATTAAGATATAAACTTTATATGATAAAGAAATCTATTAAAATTAAAAAAGACGACCTTAATCCAGAACCAGTGGAATTACTGGCAAAATCTATTATTCAAGTTTCAGAGGCTTCTGAAAAACTATTGTCTAGCGGTTTAAATATGCGAGGATTAGTAGTTTTATTACAACATAAAATAGGTGCTTCTAATATTTCACAATATCAAATTCAATTAGTTTTAGAAAATCTTCCTAAATTAAGGGCGTGGTATATTAATAATTAAATATAATATGAAAATACTTCTAGCGACAAATTTTTTAGAAGGTTATACTGGTTCCGAAAGTTTTATTTATACTTTAGGTAAAGAATTAAAAAATTTAGGGCATGATGTCAAATTTTATTGTAATGCTTTTGGTTGGTTTGGCCATAAAATGCGAGAAGAAGGTTTTACCGTTTATCATAATGAATTACCCGATACGGAATATGATGTAGTTCATTTTCAGCATAATGAAGTAGTTACAAAAATTTATCCTTTAGTCCCTAAAGCAAAAAAAGTATTCATGTCCCATGGTATTTTACCTCCGCTGGAACAAGCTTTGCCTTATGAAAAATATCCAATGGATGGTTATTTGGGTTGTTCAGAAGAAACATTAGATAACTGCTTATTTAAAGCTATGCCGATAGCTGGAGCAACAAAAAATGGTATTTTAAGAAATTTAATTGATACTAAAAAGTATTTTACTGACCGACCTATTCACACAAAACTAGAAAATGTTTTAATTATTTCTAATTATATTGGCAGAACACCACAATATATTGGTTTAATAGCTCAAGCTTGTTCAAAGATTGGGGCTAATTTGAAAATTATAGGAGATGCTGGTATTCGCGTACCAGATACCAGAGTATTTATACCAGAAGCGGATTTGGTTATAGGTTTAGGAAGATGTATTTTAGAAGCGATGTCTATGTGTAGAAGCGTATTAGTTTTTGATTATCAGGGAATGGAAGGTTTAATAGATAGCAAAGATACTTATGAGCAACTAAAAACCTGTAATTTTTCTGGTAGGAAAAAGAAACAGGTGAACGTAAATATAGGTATGGTTATGAACGAATTTTCAAAATATAAACGAGAACAAGGAAATTTTAATCGAGAACTTATTTTAAAAAATCATCACTTTAAAGAAATTGCTTTAGAAGCAGAAAGCTTTTATTCTTCCCTATAAATTATGAAAACCTCCATTATAATCTTATCCTACAACACGTTAGAATTTACTAAACTCTGCCTTTTAAGTCTAAAGCACACGAACCTAAAATACCATATGAGATTATAGTTTTAGACAATTGTTCAACGGACGGCAGTCAAGAATGGTTAAAGCAAATAAAATGGCCTAATTTCAAATTTGTTAGCCTAAATCAAAATACTCTATTCAGTCGTGGTAATAATATTGCCCGATACTTTATTTCCGAGGACAGCACACACTTATTACTTTTAAATTCTGATGTTTTAATTAATGAAAATGGTTGGCTAGAAGAACGCATTAATCCTTTACAAGGAAATATAGCTATTTCAGGAACTCCAGGAAATTGCCATAATTGGAAAACAGGTGGTAAATTTTTCTTTGACGACCTAATAAATAGAACTACTTCTCCAGGAGATAAACAAAAAACTGAATTATCTTTTGCTTTGAATTGCTTATTGCCAGACGGAATTATTAATGAAATTACTGGTTGGAGTTTAGCAACTACAGTAGAACTTTGGGATAAATTAGGAGGTTTAAGAATAGAAGGTAAATATGCTCACATGTGGTCAGATACAGAATTTTGTATTCGAGCTCAATTATTAGGTTATAAATTATGTAGACAAGGTTATAATAATAAAATGATTCATTTTTCAGGGTTGTCTCATTCTGCTATTCATAATAAAGAAAATTATGATAAAAGAGTTTTGCTAATTAGAGATAAATTAAAATACTATGAGCAAAATACAGCTATTAATTGATTCTGCTTGTAATGAAAATAGCAGTTTAGGCAGAGTGGGTCACTATTTAATTAGCTATTTTTTAAAACAACCAGAATATAACACTTGGATTCGACCTTGGCTTGGTTCTAATTTTACAAAAGAAATGGAACCTTGTTTAAGGCAACCTACTGAAGGAATAGATGTAATATTAAGGAAAAGCGACCCCTATATGTCGGGGTTCTTACATCAGATTTGTCGTAAAGGAGTAATTTCTTTCATTTATTATGATAATAGGAATATTGACCCTAAAGTAATTGAAGCTTTGAACCATTGTGTTAAATTACTAATTGTTCCATCCATTTTTTTGAAAGAAAGATTTATAAAATTTGGGGTAACTATACCTATTAAAATAGCTCCTTTGGGAGTAGATAGAAATGTCTTCCAGAATTTTCAAAAAGTAAAAAAGAATACCTTTACTTTTATTAATTATGGTGAACAATCTGAAAGAAAAGGTAGCGATTTACTTCTTAAAGCTTTTGTAGAAGAATTTGGCAATAATCCTAATGTGTTCTTAAAAATATTATGCTCTTCTTGGAAATACGTTCAATTTGAAAATTTTAAACAGTATAAAAATATAATCTTTATAGAAGACAAATTAAGTAATGAAGATTTAGTTAAGGAAATAAATAGTGCGGAATGCTTTATAGCTTTAACTAGAGAAGACAGTTTTGGTATGTGCGGTCTAGAAAGTATGTCTTGTGGACTTCCTGTAATAGCTCCTGAGAAATCTGGTTATAGTCAGTATGTGGATACGATTAATGGTTTCTTAGTCCAGAGTGAGGAAATAGAACACGAGAGGTGGCAATATATTCCAAAAATTATTTCTGCAAGGATACAAATGAAGAAGGCAGTAGAACTATATGAAACTCCCGAATGGTCTAAAAAGGTTCTTTCAGCTATTAGAACGGCCAATAAATTGTCTTGGGAACGACTGGGCAATCAATTAAATAAATTAATTCAAGAGTTATGAAATTAATAGGTTTAATCCGACAAAGAAATGAAGACTACTTATTAGAGAAATGTTTAAAACATGCACTTATTTTTTGTGACCATATTATAATTTACGATGACTATTCCAACGATAAAGGTACTTTAAGCCTATTATATAATTTAGATACTTTTAATGACCGAATAACCGTAGTTTATAATTCAAATTGGAATGACGGCTTTCGAGAGGCAGATGAAACAAAACATCGGCAAATATTACTAGATAAAGCAAGAGAATTTTTTGGTAATGATATTTGGTTATACTATTTTGATGCAGATGAGGTAGTAGAAAGTCCCGAGCAGATTAGAGAGCAATTAGCAGTTACTAAAGAGAAAGCATTTAAGGTAAGATTATTTGACGCGTATGCTCTTAAAAGCGAGCAACCTTATATAAACCAGAAATTATGGAATTTCAGAAAATATTTTGGGCCAGAATATAGGGATATAATAATGTTTTGGAAAAATAGTCCTGATGTTAATTTTCTAGGTATTGATAAAAGAGAGCCAGAAGTTAAGGCTTCTAAAATATTAACTTATTGCCAACATTATGGTAAGGCGTTATCTGAAAAAAGGTTTGAAGATAAATGCGACTATTATATAAAGCATTTCTCTAAAAGATACCAAGATAAATGGCGCCAAAGAAAAGGTTTTTATTACCATAATACACTTTCAGATTTTGGCAGACATTTAATAACCTGGAAAGATGCTCGAGACGAAACAAAGATTATTAAACTAACTTAAATAAATTATGGAAAACAACTTACGTTTTAACATGGTCAATAGTTCCGACTGCTGGTATAGTATAGCACAGCAGATAGAACGAAAATTAATTGCTTTAGGAGCTGTCCCAGATAAACTTAATGGGAAAAAGTTTTGTTACCTAACGGATTTGGGTAAGATTAATCCTTATACAGAAGAAGAAACAACACCCGAAACTTGGGAAGGTTTAAAAAAGGCTTTAGAAATTATAAAAGACCCAGAGTTGCTAATTTTTTATGGTGATAAAAATTTTAGTAAATATGTTGAAGGAAATCCTAATGCTTATTATTTACCATATAGTGCGGATACTAAAATCTTTAGAACTTACCCAGAAGAATATAGAGATATTAATGTTGGATTTGTAGGGAATAATACTTGTAAAAGAAGAATAGAGTTTTTGGACTTTTTAAAAACAATGAAGGTTATTATTCCGTCTGTTCCTTTATATTTTGAGCAATTAGCTCGTTTTTACAGTAAATGTAAAATTGTAGTTAATAACGCTAATTTTGAAGAAATTAATTATAGAATATTTGAGGCTACTGCTTGCGGAGCTTGCGTAGTTCAGAAAAGGGTTGAGGGTATTGAAGAACTTTTTGTAGAAGATGAGGAAATTGTTTTATACAATACTTATGAAGAAATGAAAACAAAGGTTGCTTATTTATTGGCCAATCCAACAATAATGTCTAAAATCGCTTTAGCTGGTCAAAAAAAGACACATTATGTGCATAGTTTACATGACCGAGCTAAATTTATTCAGAGCAGATTAGAAGGTGAAAAAGATATTACTAAAATGACAGAGGCAGAATATATTAAATTATATTCAGATTTATATTTTAAAGAACCTAAAAGTCATGAAAGAATCCTGAATATGGATATGCCAGATGTCAGCAGTAACCCTAGACATAATATTAGGGGTCGTATGTTAGAGACTGCTAAACTATGCCGAGGTAGAGTTCTTGATGTTGGTACACAAAAAGGTGGCTATGTTCTTCATATTAAAAAGAATCCAAATGTCACAGAAGTTATTGGGGTAGACATTTCAGAAGAATATATTAAAAAGGCAAAAGAAATACAACCTGAAATACAGTTTTTGGTAGCAGATGCTGAAAAATTGCCCTTTCCAGATAATAGCTTTGATACTGTGGTGATTACAGAAGTATTAGAGCATGTTCAAAGATTAGCCCCAGTAATTAAGGAATTAAATAGAGTTTTAAAAAAGGATGGTCAATTAGTAATTTCTACCCCAGGAGTTCCTGATGATAAAGAATTTTGCTTTTATCATGTAAGAAATTTTACTCCTTATGATTATATTCGTTTATTCCCAGGTAAAAAAGTGAACTTTATTACTGTTCTAAATTACACGGGAATTTTAGCACAAGTAACTAATTCTTAATTCATATATTATTATGGACAGTAAAGAACCAATTACAGTCAAGGTCTTAGGTGAACCAGAAATAAACTATAAGGCGTCAAAAGACCAAAAGATTAAAGTTTTGTGGTATTCGGATTTTTTAAGACATACGGGTTTTGGCAATGTAGCTGAAGCTATTATGTCTCGACTTTTAAAAACGGGTAAATATGAATTTACTGCGTTAGGAATAAATTATATGGGAGAACCCTATAATATTCCTGAAAGCGATTATTATCAATTTAAAAATGTCCCTGTTTATCCTGCGGAGATTCGTGATAATCTATTAGGGCATGGCAAATTAAGGCAATTACTGCAAAAAACCAAATATGATATCTTTTTTACTTTACAGGATACCTTTAATATGATGGATTTAAAAAATGATATTTTAGAAGCTAAAAAGTGCAAGAAATTTAAATATATCTTTTATTTCCCAATTGATGGCGACATCCATGAGGATTGGGTTGCTGACGGAGTGAAAGTAGCAGATTACCCAGTAGTTTATACAGATTATGGTAAGAAAATGATTAATGAGATTGACCCAGCAATTTTATTGCGCAAGATTTATCATGGTGTAGATGAGAAAGAGTTTTATCCTTTTGAAAAGGAAGAAGAACGAAAAGCTTTTAGAGCTGAATATTTTAATGCCAACGATAAAGATTTCGTAATTACAAATGTAAATAGAAACCAGCCTAGGAAAGACTTACCTAGAATGATTATGGCATTTCAGAAGTTTTGCCAGAAATATCCTGAAATTCCTGCTAAACTATACTTACACTGCCATCCTAATGATTCCGCAGGTTTAAAAATAGTAAAATTTGCTAGGAAATATTTAGACAAAAAACTATATAATAGTTTTTGTTTTCCTGATAGCTCTAGATTAGGCAGTAATGGTGTTCCTGTTTCTGTGTTAAGAAAAATTTATGCAGGCTCTGATGTTCTTACTTCAACGACTTTAGGAGAAGGTTGGGGATTAAGCACAAGTGAAGCAATGGCTTGTAAAGTTCCAGTAGTTATGCCTAATAACACTTCCTTAACGGAAATTATAGGTGCTAATGAGGAACGTGGTTATTTAGCAGATTGCTCAAAAGAGTGGTTTTGTCAGCAGGTGATTGATAATGATATTATCAGACCGATTACAGATATAGACAGCTTAGTAGAAAAATGGTATTCCGTTTATAAAAATAAAGAGGAAGCGAAGAAGAAAGCAGAAGCTGCGTATGCTTGGGTTCAGAATTATACTTGGGACAAAATAGCTAAAATTTGGGACGACTTATTTACGGAAGCGTATAACTCAATCAGATAGAACACCAATACCCCTAATTTCTCATTTAAATGCTCTAGGATAGGTTTTTAGGGTATAAGTGGTATAAAATAACCTTTCGGGGTTATTTTATATTACAAGGGCATTTTAGACTTATAATGCATTATAAGTTAAGGTTATCCACACTTTGCTTATAAAAAACTTGACAAAGTAAAAAAAGTGCCTTATAATACAATTATAATTAAATAAAGAAAAAATTTTATGACAAAGGAAATTAAGAAAATACCATTCACAGTTAAGCAACTTCAAGGAGAAAACTGGGTTATAATTTGGGCAGGATATGCCCTTAATAAAGAGGAAGCAAAGAAAAAAGCCTTAAAGCAAATTTGTTTATTTGCGGAAGAAGAAACTAATTCTTAATTCTCTCATTGGCAGGAAGAAGAGGGTTGACTCTAACTAAGAGGGAACCACTTCCTGCCAAGTAGAGAGCTAATAATTAATTATAGAATATGAAATTAGGAACGTATACAACCATAGATTGTCCCACGGATAAAGTTGAAGAAGCTGAAAATTTTTTAAAAGAAAGATTTGACTTAATCCAGGGCAATGTCAGGAAAGTTTATAATGCTCACGATTTTGCGCCATATCCTAGTTTTGAAATAGATTTCCCAAAAGATTTAGAAAGCCTGGAGGAAGAAGAAAATTTATCAGAAGAACAAATGGATAAATTAGCAGAAAAAGAAGCGTGGATAGCAACCGCTAGGAATATTCAGGAAGAATATAATAAAAAGTTTGAAAAATATTTATGAAAAAAATTAAATTAAAATTAGTAGGTTTAGACGGCAATGCCTTTTCTATTTTAGGTGCTTTCAGAAAACAAGCTAAAAAAGAAGGATGGACAGAAGAAGAAATTAAATTAGTTACTCAGGAAGCAACTTCTAAAGATTATAATCATTTATTAATTACTTTAAATAAATATTGTAAATAAAAATATGAGCAGAAAAATATTACTTCCCATAGTGGATAAGTTCCCTAGATTGCCAAGAAAATATGACCGAAGGTATAAATTATCTGAAAAGCAAATTCAGAGTATTAAAAAGTTAAAAAAAGATGGTCTTTCTGTTAAGGTATTAGCTAAAAGATTTAAGGTTTCTGGAACGACAATTTGCTACTATGTTTACCCAGATGTTATGGCTAGAATGAAAGAAAAAAACCGGAAAAGAATCCATTTACCGAAAGATAAAGAAAGATATAATGAAAATAAAAGACGACAAAGAAAAGACAATTATAAAAAAGTTAGAAAGTATTTGAATTTCTTACAAAGGAAAAGGCGCGGTTTAAAATTATATCCTAACTCTTAACTATAAAAATTATGGAACCAGACTTTGTAGTAGATGCCACATTTCCCTTTACTGACGTAATGGACTATGCTTTATTAATCAAATCTACGGGTGAAATCATTAAAGTTTATCCAGAGAAAAAAGGAGAATTCAGTTTAGACCAATTACAAGGTTATGTAGGGGGTCTAATTGAATATGTAGAAAGTAACGTAAGGGGTTTAGAATTAATTATAAATGAAGAGAGTAAAATGAATGGTTCTATGCTTAATATTTTTGCTTCAAATTACTATAAATATAAAGAAGTAGATTTATTATTTGGAAATGTTTTATTAATACCCCAAAAGTTTACTAAATAAGTTACTAATATGAGCTATAAAATTTTAAGATTTTATAAGATTAAAAAGGGTAAAGAAAGACAACCAAAAGTAATTAAAAAAGGCATAACATTAAGGGAGGCACAAATACACTGTTCTGATTCTAGGACAAAAAAAGAAGGTGAATGGATTGATGGTTATCAAGAAGAATAGAATTTTCAGTTATCCACAGATGGATGCCCAAAAAACTTGACAAAGTTAAAAAAGTATCTTATAATACAATTATAATAAATTAAATATAAAGTTTATGAAAAAAGAAGAGGTATTCGCTTTAGACAAAGAGATTAGAAAGAATTTAAAAAAAGAGTTAGAAAAAAAGGCATTAAAAAAGAAAAATTAATCTATTAATATGTCAATTACAAACCACAATACTAAGTGTCCACAATGTGGGGGAACGGCCATAATATACGAAGAGGAGGGAAGATATTTTCTGGAGTGTTATAGTTGCGGATATAAAAATTATTTAAAGCTAATTCCTAAACCAAATAATTATGTCAGTCAGCATTAAAATTTATTTTCAGGATTTACCACCATTAAAGCAAGAACAAATTAAGAAGCAAATTGAAATAGAAATGACTTATAATTGGTTTGCCGACAATAATTTAGACCCAGAAAAATATGGTGAACTTCCAGAAAAAGCTATTAAGGAAATTCCTGAAATGGTTGACAATTACATTAATTGTAATAATAATGGTTCTATTTTCTTAATATAATCTTTATGACATTTAACTTAAACAAAAAAGAAGTGGCACAAGCATTAAATTTAGATTTGGAAACAGTAGTTAGTATTTGCCAGACTTCCCTTCAAGAACTAATTATTAAATTTAATGATGGGCATGAGGCTAGATTTAACATTTATCAAGGGTCGGAAATTAATAAAAATATTTAATTAATTAACTTTAAAAAGTATGTCAAAAAAGAGTTTGTCAAAATCATTAGAAATGATTTCAAAAGACACATTTGCAGATGGATTTCCACTTTTACAAAATTGCTATGAACTTTATGAATTGTTTCGATGGATTGGGTCAGAAGATAATACTATTAGAAAAACTTGCGAAATTACTATTTTAGAAATTTTGGAACTTATAGTTATGGCCTCCAGACAGGGGAAAGAATTTAAAAAGAAATCTTTGGAAATGGCTTATAGCAAAATGAATAGTATTTTATTATTTATTGAAATGGTAGATTTTTCATTAATAAAAGGAGATGAAGAAGACCCTAGATATAAAAAAATGAAAGAGTCAAAAGAGATGGTT